CCACCACCACCACCATCACCACCACCACCACCACCACAAAGCGCCGGCGTACTGCGCATATCGCCAGCGATCAGATAGCCGTGACTCGGCAGCCAATCAGCGTTGTCCTCCAGCCAATCCGCGAACACCAGCCGCGCGAGCTGATCGGCCGGATTCGCCATGATTGTCCGCACGAAGCATTCGTAGTCTGAGTTCATGTTGCTCGCTTCGCGGCTTTATCATCCGCGACACTGGCCAGAAACTTCCATTCGCTGTCCAGCGTCGGCTTGAGTTCTTTCTGCTGAGCCGACGTGAGAGTCTTCCAGAACACTTTGAGCGACTCAGAGCCTTTCTCCGCAGCCGCATGACCGGCCTCCAGGGGATCGGCTTTCGTGGTTGCTCCGCCGCGCGCCCATTCGGCGAGCGCTCTGCCAATGTCCTCGCTGAGCGGTTGCTTGGTCGCGAAGACGTCGCGGAACTGCTGCGGCAACTTGATGATCGCCTTCTCGCCAAGTTCATCGGGTTGCCACGTCGGAACCCCGCCGCTGTTCGGATAGAGAAGACAATTCAGCGTCATCTCGAAGATCATCTCTTCCCCGGCGATCGGCATATAGCCAAGCTGCTCGGGTTGCTTGCCGGGTCGCACCTTGATCTTGTCCTTGGCGCGGAAGCAGAAGATTAGATTGACTTCCAATTGCAGGATCGAGTTGAGAAAGCGCCTTAGATCGGCTTTGGGTTTCGCCCAGGCGGGTATGAGCGCCTTGTTGTGATCGCACTTCCAAGCGGCCGCGATGCGCTCGACCTCGGCCGCATGCGCTTCCAATGTGCCGCCAGGTCCTTCGTGCATGTGGGAAGCTGAGTCGATGATGATGATCTTCGCGCCCTTGTTGGCGCAATGCTCGACCGCCGCGAGGTAAGACAACGGATCGAAGGGTGCCGAAAACGGAACATGTTGGAACTTGAACATGTCGGCGTAGTGGCACATTCGCCGCGCTTCGGTGTCGATTCCAAAGATCAGCCCACCGCAAACCTGTTGCATTCCGGTCGCGAGCCTCAGGGCGCTCATAGTCTTGCCACCCCCTGACGGGGAAACCAAACCAATCAACAGAGGCACTTGGGTTCTCTCTGCCGGCTTGTCGTCAAACGTTCGCATTTTTCTTCCCTCGCTTTTCCCAAGGCTTCCAAGACAACTTCTTTCCGGGGATGCCTAATCCATGCTCGCGCATGTGCTCGCCTTGCGTCATCACCATCAGATTCGATGGGTCGTTGTTGTGCTTGTTGCCGTCGATATGATGGACGATCTCACTGTCAGCCAGCGGTCTGCCGAGCATCTTCTCCGCGACTACGCGATGCTCATGTCGCCCGTTTAGTTTGACGTATCCATTTTTGCCAGTTCCGCGTTGAGCATCAGCACGACTGGCAGCCGTCTCTCTGGCAATTCGAGCATTAAACTCAGGCCCTTTGGTTGCCTTCCAAATGCACGGCTTTGAGCAATAACGCGCGTCGCCGCGATGCCGCGCCGGCGTGAATTCTGTTCCACAAACTTCGCATGGTCTCGCGATAGGAATTGGGCGAGTTCGCCTTGCCTCATTGTGGCATCGCGCAGAACAAAATCTCGACGCTCTGCTCGCACGGTGCTTGAATTCTTTCGAGCAGCGCTCGCATTTACTGACGATCGACGGCTTGCGCTTAGCGCGCAGCAACGGCACTTGCGAGCGCACAGCAGGAGAGTCAGTAAATTCGCGTGGCATTAGACCATCTCCTTTGTCGCGGGCAGATCCATCCCCGCGTCTGCCAGTTCGCGCTCGCGCTCTTCCCAGCGAATAGCGCGGGCGCCGGGGAACTCGGGATACAAACAGGTCGTCGGATAAGCCGGCCAGTCGTTCAACTTCATGCAGCGCTTCCACCGCTCGATTGCCGCCCTGAGTCGCCGACGTCCGATCGTCAGCACCGCCTCAGACAGATCGTTGACCGTCAGCGCGAACGGCGGCTCGTTCTCGACCGCGATGAACCGATAGCGCCGACGTCCCGCATTCTCCGGGTCGATGATGTTGAGCCCGCGTTCCCACATGGCCGCCTGAATGTCCCAGCCCATATCGTCGATCATCCAGGGGATCGACTGCGGAGAAGCGCTCATGCCAGTCGTCTTGAGGTCGTCGAAGACGCGCAGATCATCGTGAACGAAGTCGATCATCGAACGGAACCAAAAGCCTTCCTCTTGCCACGCAATCACCGCCTCAGACTTCCCACCGATGAAGCAGTCGTTGCACTGATGGGCGCTCAACTGCTCTTTCACCGATGCGGCCAATCGCCAAGCGGCCTGATAATGCTTCCGGAGGATCGGCTCTTCACCGGAGCGGTAAGCGTCCAGCTTGAATTCCTTCGCGGCCTTGGTTGTCCAGGCGTCAAACTCCCCGATGGCCAGATCCTTGCCGCGCCCGAGGATCAACGCATGAGCCGCGTTGCCGATGGCCTTGTCCTTGTCGTACTTCTCTGGCTTGTCGTCTTCGTCCTCTGCCGACTGCGGAGTCAAGCGCGGATGCGCGTACTTCGCGTGCAATGGCGACTTCTCCAGAAGTAGCTTGGCGAGCGACTGATTGAGCGAGGGCTCTTTGCACGGATCGGCAAAGTAGTTCTTTGGGTCGATGTCGAAGTAGATGCCGGGTCGGTCGATCATGATTGGCCTTTCATTTTGGCGATAGCCACACGGGCTACATGGAGTATTTCGCAAGCGGAGCAGGCGTGGTCGCTTGCCAACCAATGCGAGCCGTGGACGAATTTGGTAAGGGCTTCCGCTTCGATCTCGATTCGGTCAAGCGCTTCAAGAAGTTCGTCGCGCTGGGCCTTCATCAATGCTGCCGCGCTCGGCGTCCGGAAGTCCTCGAAGAACTTCGCGAGTCCGTTTTCTCCGCCCGCTGCCGTTGACAGCAATTCGCCGAGCGCGGCAGCCGAGTCCTTATCAATCGGCGTCCTGCCGAATGTCGTCGTGTGAAGAAGGTCGAATGCGCGGTCGAACGACACGATGACAACCACGTCCTTCTCGCATTCGTCAGCAATGGCCTGCGCTCTGGCAACGCCAACCGGAATGTAATTGCTCATCGGTATGGCCTCTCAACTCGGAGCGCCCCGTCAGTCGGCAGGGCGCAAAACAGATAAACCTTCTGCTCGACAGCTTCCCGGTGAAACTGAGCCCGCGCTGCAGGTGAGAGCGATTCCCAAACGCGCTGCGGAACCGCGAAAAGACCGGGGCTCGGAATCAAATGCCTGAGCGTCCGCATGGCGAAGATGGAGCGCTCGCCGTCGGACAAGCCGCCTCGGTCCCCATCGAAGAAGCACGGCTTGCCGGTCTTCGGATGATCGACGATCAATCTTGGACTGCCATCGACGTTCTCGATCCGGATGCCGGTGAGCTTGACCGATTGCGTGAGAACGTCGAACGTCATCGCGGCCGCGCCACGGAAGCTGATCGCTACCTTCTCCGCTTCCGTGGCAGCTTCCGCGTGGCGGGCATGCTCAGCGGCCTTCGCGATGCCGTCGCGGACACGAACGCCTTGCTCGGCAGCCAGACGGGCGGCGTTCAAGGTTTCGCGAGCGGCTTCGATCTCAGCGGACGTCGGTTCGGGAACGTCGGCGGATGATTGGATCAAGGCCTCGAAATGGGCGGCTACCTTTTCGTGCTGCTCGGCGGCGGCGACGGCTTGTGCCGCTGCCGTTTCATGCGCGCAGGCTGCTCGATGTAACTCTTTCGCCGTGGCCAACTGGCGATCCAACTTAGCGACCTCATCCGCAGCCGCCTGACGCGAATGCACCGCCGTGCTCGAATCCTCGCGCGCTTGCTCCAGAGTCTTGCCCTTGTAGTTCTCCCGAGCGATCCTCAGATTCTCGCGAGCTTCAGTGCTCTTGCGTTTGGCGTTCACCGCGGCGAGCGATTGGGATTCCAGCGCGGAAAGCGCTGCGGCCGCTCGCTCCGAATGGCCAGCCAGCTCCTTCGCGTCGTGCGGAGCGTCCAGGTCGATGCCCTCAAAGGCTGCTCGACATTGAGCCGCGCGAGTCTTTTCGTTGCTGCATTCAGCCTCAGACTGCCGAGCGGCCGACTCGAAAGCATCCTTGACGCGCGATTGCAGGATCAGCGGATCATCGGTCTCCAGCTTCTTGCGGTCGATGAGCCGATCCAGTTCGTTGGGCATGATTTCGAGGTATGGCGCCGGATCGGCTTTCGTGCCGGACAAAGCGGCGAGCGCCTTGATGCGGTTCGCGTCGCGGACTTCTGGTCGTTCGCCCGCCGGGTCGGTCACGTCGTCGATCGACCATTTGTCGCTTTCGATATTGCCGATTTCGAGTTCGCCGCGAACTTGTTTTCGACCGAGCGGCGCGACGGCCCCGAGCGCTTCGATTGACCCATCCAAGGCCCCGTGATGCACCGTCACATCGACCTTGTGGCCGGTAAGAAGTCTGAGCATTCGAAGGGCGGTCGATTTGCCAACACCGTTGCTGCCCTGGAATTCATAGACCCCGAAACTATCGAGAGGGAATCGAAACTCTCCCTCGATAGCGCCCGCGTTCCGAATGACGACTTCTTCCGAAGACGCCTTCTTTGCTCTCGGTTTGGTTGCTGTCGCGCTCATTTGCTCGCCTTTCTCTTGGATGGTTTCTCGGCCTTTTTGCCGAGCAGTTCCGATTGTGCTGCGATCCGCTCGGCTTGGGAAATCGTCAGCGCTTCAAGCGTCTCGATTCGCTTCTGCGCGGCCTGCAAAGCCGCGCACGTCCGAATCATGCCGTCGTGGCTGATCCACTCTTTGCCACACGATCGGCATGTTTTCTCGATTGGTTCGGCGCGGTCGCTCATGATGCCCTCGCTTCCAACTGGAGGTGCCCGGCGGCGACAAGCAGTCGGACGGTCCCGAAATCGACCATGCAAAGAGGCTCAGCCTTCTCCGCGCCAACATTCTCCCAACCGACCACCACGCCAATCTGCCCGCTTTGGGGCCGCAAGGTCGCGGGCAGGTGGTCCGCTGCGGAGATCAGGCGGACCCGGGAACCTAGCGGCATCACGATTCTCCGCAGGCTTGAGCGCCATCGAAACCGCGCTTCCGCGCTTCATGGACTTCGGCGCGATCGACGCGCGTCTCTTTTGGGGCGCTTATGCCGATCCGCACAGAATCACCTTTCACGGCCACTATGGTTACCACAATGTTGCCGTCGATGATGATTTCCTGACCGATCTTTCGAGTGAGACAGAGCATGTTTCCTCCGTGAAAAATCCCCGGCGGTGAAGCGCCAGCCATACACATTGAGGCCACTTCATGCCGCAACAAGCGGCCCGCCGGGATGGATCAAAACGCCGACTTCTGCCCGCGCGTCAGTTCTGCGAGATCGGCTTCGTTTTCCGGTTCGGATTCATTGATCGTGTAGCCGATGGCGAGCCAGGATTCATAGAGCCGCTTGCATTCGTTGCCCAAAAGGTCGAGGTCTTGAGGTGCATGATGGTGGCCAAAATTCACGGCCTCGCAAGCGCCTTCAGCGCGAACTACAAGCGCTCTTCCATTGCGAACAATGGCCGCGAGTAAGCGCGCGATGCGCTCGCGTTGGGCGCTCGACAGAGAGGACAAATCGGGAATCATGCTGGAAGTCCTTTCGCTTTAGAGGCGCTGAGCTTCGTCGATCAATTCTGCCAGTAAGTCGTCGCTGAATCGCATTTCTACAACTCGGTTCGCGATGGCTTCGATAAGCCGCCTGAATTCGGGAATGCGGGGCTTGAACTTGCGATGCGCCGGCTGCCGGTCCATGGAGCGACGCGTTTCAACTTGTTCCGCCGTTTCTCCAGGAGCCATAAAGCGTTTGCGCGACGCCTCCGCGATGCAGAGCTTGTGGAATGCTTCGGTGTGCAGCATGACGTGCCGTAGGTCAGGATCTTCTTGGATGCGACCGAGCATGTACGCGACGGCAACATCCGCTGGCGTCATCGCATCCGCATCGGCCTTGACCGCCGAGCGCTGGTCTTCGTTCATCCATTCGCCGTTTTGTCCGCTCATGTCGGCAAGTCTCCATGCGCGCACCGAGGCGCGTTGCTGTCTGTCGATCTAATCGGGATGTTGTCGCGGAAGGCTCTGCCTCAACGCCTTGGCGCTCCCGCCACTTGCGGACCGCGAATCAGGGAGGAAGGGTTTGAACCTCCGACCTGCGAGTCCCATTGCCTAAAACTCGCCGCTCTAACCTGTCTGAGCTACTCCCCGAATTGCCGGTCTTTTTCCGGCCGTCACTACCTCTTTAACGCAAGGGCAGCTAGCGCCAGTGCGAAACGGTTTGCACCGGAAAACCCGCCCCTTTACGTCGGGGAGACGCGCGTCACTCGTGATTCAGTGCTGCGAGCGAAACTCAGCCATGCGGGCGACGTGTTTTGCGTGATCCACGGCGTCGGCCCTGGCCATCGCGAAGCTGAGTGCGGCCGCCAAGATGGAAAGCACGGGGTACACCGGCGGTAGGCCAACGGTGATTCCGAGGATGGCGAAAAACAGGTTTCCGTAACTGAGCATATTCGCATCTCCAAATAGATCGGGGTCCACCAGAACCGTTGACCCTCACTTCAGCGGCATGGCGGATCCCCGATCAATACCTCTTGTCCTTCATCAGTCCGATCAGGGCATCAACCCGGCGAGCTTCGCGACCACGAGCTTCGTGCTTCTCACACCACTCGTTCCATTCCCGCCAGTCGCGGTAGATCAACCGCGTGAGCAAGTAAGTGAGCGGCATACAGGTTGCCAGAATGATCAGGAAGGCGATCATCGGTCGGTTCCTTGTTTGGTGGGGCAGCGGCCGGGCGTTCCTTCGTTTACCCTTGAGCGTCCGACGCTGCCCCGTTAATGGTTTCACTTTCTTATTTGTCGTTGCTCACGGGCTTTTGCGTTGAGTGTGTCGCGAATCCATGCGGATAGTCCGAGGCCGCGTTCTTCGGCGGCGCGTCGCCACTCTCGCAATTGCTTATCGCTCGTTCGCAATTCGACTCTCTTCTCTGCTGTCGCTGGCATTTGTCTTTCCTCTCCGTCAGTTGTACGGACAGAGTACGTTCATTGTTACAACGCGTCAAGAACAATTCCGACAAAATTCCTAACAACGTACGGAATAGTGCGGGATGGTATCCGAATATAATTGTGCTACGATCTTTCCTTGTACGGAGAATTTACGGTGCAACTGAGTACCCTCGCTATGCCGAAGACTGGCGAAACGCGCGTCGAAATTCGGGTTCCTGAATCAACGAAGGCCAAATGGGAAGATGAGGCCACCGAGCGCGGCTTGTCATTATCCGCTTGGATTCGGGACACCCTGAACACGGCGATGCGAATCGGAAGAGCCGAGCGGGCCCGGCTCGACCGCGAAGCTGAGCCGCCAAGAACAAAGAGGTAGACATGCCAACTGCTGCATTCATTTTCTTGTTGACCGCGGCGGTTTGTTCGGCGGATGACCCGCGGCCGATTGGCCCCGCGTTTCGATCGGCGACAAACGCCTTCGTTTACAAATTCGTTGTCGGCACCAAGGGACCGCTCAGCGACATCAGCTATGCTTGCGACAAAGTTCTGTCCGAAAACTCGCTTCGGGCAAGCGTTCTCCGCTCGACTGGCTTCGCATTCGTTGTCAAAGGAATTCCGACCAAAGGAATCGACGCAAACGAGCCCATCGGTTTCGATGGCGAATTTGAGGTCAAGTCGTTTGAGCGCGGCGAATTCACACTCCAAGCAGTCCCTGGGGCTAAGATCGTTTCGAAGAAGAAAAAGGAAGTAGCGCAGCTTGAAGCGCCCAAGGTCGAGCCATTCAAATGGGAATTCGAAGCCGTTGGCAAATTCGGGCCCCAGGGCATCGGCGACCAAAAGAATTGGCTCGCGGTCGATTCCTTCAAAGCGATCGAGATCCTCACCGCGGATGAGGTTCTCTTGGAGGGCATAAGGAGATTCCCGGCATCCGGAGCCGGGCCCGTTGGCGGTCCGATCAGGGCATCAACCCGGCGAGCTTCGCGACCACGAGCCTCATGCTTCTCGCACCAATCATTCCAGTCGCGCCAGTCGCGGTAGATCAACCGCGTGAGCAGGTAGGTGAGCGGCATGCAGACCGCGAGAATAATCAGGAAAGCGATCATCGGTCGATTCCTTGTTTGGTGGGGCAGCAGCCGGGCGTTCCTTCGTTTACCCTTGAGCGTCCAGCGCTGCCCCGTTAATGGTTCACTTCTTTGCGCATTCTTTCGCGGCACGGATGAGGGTCGAGCGAATCCAATTCGTCAGATCTTGGCCGTTTTGCTCGGCGGCTTTCTTCCACGAATCGACATGCTTCTTGTCGGCCTGCACTTCCACCCGCTGCTTTAACGCTGTCTGGTTCATCCGATTGGCTCCATATGAGACACGGGAAATATACGGGTCTAGCCCGGATCTTGTCAAGCGCTATTTTCTGATTTTGTATCAGAACCGGGAATTTCCCGCAAATATCCTGTATCGCTTTGGACGAATAACCTGTGTACGCTTTCCGTAACAGACCCGGAGAATTACCGTGATCGCTACTTTGGAAATGCCGTCAATGTCCAAGACGAAGAACCGAATAGACCTACAAGCGCCTTCCGATTCGATTGAGCAATGGCGGCTTGAGGCGGAAGAGAACGGGATGGATCTCTCCAATTGGATTCGGTACGCCCTCAACAAGTTCATGCTCCAGTCGCAGGCCGAACGCGCGCGGCTTCGTGCAGAGGTCCAAGCCAGCCCCAAGCCAAAACCAAAACGGTAAACATGAACCCCGTTATTGTTCAGTGCCCCCACTGCCAAGGCCGGATGCAAGTCGATCCGCGATTCCTGACGGTCGATACCATTTGCCCGACTTGTCGCGGGCCGCTTCGACCGTCTGACCACGTGGCACCACCAGAGCCGATCCCCGTCCGCCCGGCTCCGATCATTCAACCGCTTCCCATGCAGGCGGTTGACTTCGAGTTCGACGACGATCCCGCGCCGCGAACCGTGCGCAACGTCCATCGGGTCGAAAACAGCTTCTCGACTGGATTCGGATTCGGCTTTGGAAAAGGACTCGGCGAGAATTTGGCCGGCTGCATTTTTACGGTGGCCGCTATTCTCGCGTTTATACTTTTTGTGGTTTTCAGGTATGGCCGTTAGCGCTCTCGCGGGGAACTGAACGTGTTCACCATCATTCGACGCTTCGGAATCCAGGCGATTTTCATCGCGATGCTCTGCGCTTGCGGTACAAGCCAGAACGGTGGTACTGGCGGCAAAGCCGAGGATGATGATGTCGCGGCCGAGGTCCCAGAGCCGAACCGCAAAAAGTTCTACGTCGATTATTCCATCGTAATCGGCCTCTTTATGGAGGCTCAGCGCGAAGCGAAGCCGGGCATCTCTGATAAAGATCTTGTTGAGCATGTCCGCGAAGGTCACGAAAAAGCGCTGAAAAACATCGCCGCGAAATACGGAATAACCGAGGACCAGGCGCGGAAGATTCTCAAGGAAGGCGAGCGCAAAAGATGGGTTGACGCTGCGATCAAGGAATTTGCACAGAAGAAGGAAAAGAAAATCACTGATGGCAAAGCGGCCGAAGAAAAACGACTTGCCGAGCGAACTCCGGAACAGAAGACGAAGGATGAAGCTGACCGGATTGCGAAAGACAAGGAAGCGGCTCGCCTGGCTGCGATCAAGGCTCAAGCCGAGCGAATCGCCAAAGAGAGAGCCGACGCCGAAGCGGCCATCGCCAAGAAAGCCAGCGACGAAGTCGAAGCCCAGAGACTCTACGACAAAATCACCGCTCGCATCCACTTGCTCGAATTGATCGAGAAGTACCCGGATACGATGGCCGCAAAGAAGGCCCGCGAGAGGCTTGCGAAGCTCGATAAGAAATAGACCGGAGTTTGAGCAATGTCCGAATCCGGAATGGTTCGCGTCGCTTGCCCTGCATGTTCTCAGACCATGTCTGTGCATGGGAGCAACCTCATGGCGGAATGGTGCTGCGCTCACTGCAATGAGCAATTCCTTCCGCTCGACAATCTGAAACCATCTGGCACGCCGACCGCCCAAACTTCTCAATCCGCGAAGCCGCGATGGTCTGGTAGTGGAATAGCCCTCGCTGGCGGCATCCTCATTGTTGGCGGCGCATCGTTCACGCTCTACGCGCTCGCGCTGCGAGATGTGATTTCGGCCTTCTTCGGGCTCGGCATCGCCTTGATCGGCTCGGTGTTTCTTGTCGGCAGCAAAATCGCAGCCCGTAAGAAGTAAGTTCGCATTCATCGGCTCGCCCTCTCTTTCTCCCACGCGTCCCGCGCCCGCTTTGCCTTCCGCTCCAGCTCCGAAGGCGACAAATCCGCAGCGGTCTCGATGCCGCCAGCCCGGTTGGCTTCAATCTCCGACAGCACGGCGAAGAACCGCCTGATCGCTTCCCGGGACGTGAACCAGGTCGTTCCCGGTCCACAGCGCACGCCATCGAGGAAAGCGCCTCGCTTGCCTTTCACGATCCACTTGACCAGCAGAGCGATCGAGGCGTAGCCGCGCCGTCCGCGATCGCACGGGACCAGCTTCGCGGCTTCCGCCAGTTTGATCTTGGCTTCCTTGTCCAGCCGCGCGACGACGGCCGACCAGTCTCGTTTCGGTTTGGGTGGAGCAACAATCGACACGATGAGATTCCCTTCGATGGAGCGTGATGCCAACGAAGAGAATGTAATTGGCGGGGTGTGAGATACGGGGGTGATTTGGAGGGTGAATGCGCGGGAATTGTGGGGGTAGCTTGCGCGAAGAAAAACGCGGCCGCCGTCTGAGGGCGGCGGCCGCACAGGATCAGATCTCGACCGCTACAGGCATCCATCCCGTTCGCACCATCAACGCGAGCTCCGTTGGGTTCTCGAATTCGTGCGCCAGTTCAAGCCGCTCTTCGAACCGGTCCCAGGACGTGAGGATGACTCCGCCGCCATCCGGCCCGAACTCTACGGATGCAACCGCGCATTCCGTCTCCCCTTCCCGGAGGCCAATGAGCCGCTTCAGGAAAACTTGAAGCTCGCCGACGGTCAATGGTTTCATGCTGCACCATTCCTTTCGGCTTCGTCGCCGAGCGGCGCCAGCCGGTACGTGTCCACCGAACCGCCGTGCATGATCCCTTGCACGATGACTTTGCCCCACGCCTTGCTGGCGCGGAACAATTCGCGCATCCGTGTGCTGTTTACTTCCGCGGCTTCGAGCAGCGCACCCGAGCCGACAAAGTGGACGCCTTCCTCCATCGCCTTCCAGAGCATCGCGACGACGGGCCGCTGATGCGGCGTAAATGGGTAGGTGTTCCCATCGTGCCAATGAACGGCGCTGAAGTCGGGCGAGTGCGAGATCTTCCCGGCCGGCCCCTGCATCGCCTTCGCTGGCGGGGTTGGGACGGGATCGCCTTGCGGCCTGAGTATCGAGCCTCCATTCTGACTCAATTGAAACTGCATGGTCACCGAGTCGGGCGGCTGCTCGGCGAGTAACTGACGGAGCGTGTCTACGATCCGTCGAGGGTCTTTGGGCTCTGGCATGACTTGCTCTCTTTCACGGGGATCAGGTTGTGCATTCTTGCGGGTCTCTCCTTCGCGACTGAGTGTACCCACTGTTCACCTGTTCTCGGGAAAGTCAGTTGAGGCATTCTGGACGGAATTTGGCAAAATAGTTGCTCAGGCGAACGCATCAAAGAGCTGGCGCGCGTTCGAACTATCCAAGTTCGGCGGCCGTCTTTGCCGCTTTGCCGAGCGCTTGTTCGGCATAAATCCGGACCGCATCGAGTCCAGCATGGCCGAGCATTGCCGCCGCGTGCGTTTCATCGAAGCGCTCGCTTGCCGACGTGGCGGCCGAATGGCGGAGCTGGTTGGGCCGCCATTTGGGTAGAAGCTCCAATCCTTCCTTGGCTCGCGCTTTATTCGCGCGGGCAATCGCGCGTTCGACCGCCTGGGCGTAGCTGTTGACCGGGTAGAGATCGCCAGCCCCCTTTCTTGGATGGCGCTTGGCCCGGTTCTTTTGGGATGGCTGGACTCGAGTCTTTCGGCTCTCGCGCTGAATCGCTCGCCATGCCTGCATCGATTCGCGCGGGACGAAGATATGATCCTCCCCCGTCCTCCCATCGAGCAGCGGACGCAAAAGCTCTTGGGCGCGCGGGCCGATCAGCACGGCGCGCGGCTGGCCGCGGTGAAGGTTCTTGTGCTTCGATGGCGCATAGACCCAGCAGAGCACGGCCCCCGACTCCATCGCCGACACCCGCCAATCCTCCATGCCGGGCATCGACAATCGTTCCTTTGGATGAAGCGAGATGTCGCATCGACGCATTCGGCACAGTTCCCCGGGCCTCATGCCGGTAAGACGTTGGACTTGAATCATCGTTGCGAGCAGCGAAGGGCAATAGGCGAGCGTGGCCTCGACAACCTCTGGGGCGACCGGCGGAACGCGTGGAGTCTCGCGGCCGCCCCGGCCAAGGTGGATGAGGGTCACCGTCTCCATCGCGTGCAGGTTCTCCGGGGGAACGACCTCTTCACTGACGAGCCATTGCCAGCAATGAACGACGTCAACGAGGAGCTTGTTCGCGTATTTGCGGCTGATCTTCGTTGCGGTTGCCTTGGTTCCCGCCTTGAAGCGCCGCATCACCGGCCGTTCGATCAGCTTGGCTTGGATATGCTTGAGGGCCTTCGATTTGAATTCACCGACAGGCAGCGCCCCGAATTCGTCCATGACGACGGCCATCGCGTGGCCGACGCGGTTGATGTCGCGCGGATCTCGATAGTAGTTGTCGGCGTGCCGGAGGTAGGCGACGACCGCTTCTGAGACCGTGATGGTTTGGTCCCCGGCCTGGATCGCCGGCGCCGCGCCGGGCCCCGCCAGAATGTGCCGCGCCTTCCAAATCCCATATTGCCGCTCAGCCTCGACCAGGTCGCGGCCGAAATACTTTCTGCCCTGTCCTTTGCCGAGATAGATGTAGTGTTGCTTGGTTGGAGCGTGAAAACGGAGCTTGGGAACGCGAAGTGGATGAACCATCGGAACGGCCTCCATGCCGAGAGCGCGGGTATGCGTACCCACAATCCCGGCCAGGTTGGCCGACCGCTCTTCCTGAGCGGCAATCCGGAAATCCCAGTCTCGGCACGGTTTACGATCAATACGCCCCACAGGAGTCGAACCTGTAACCTTCGGTTCCGAAGGCAGGCAAAGCGCGTCGATCAAACGCCGAGAAAACTCGATATCTTCAGGGATTTCCCGCGAATTCACTCACCTGATCCGCCGCGATCGGCTGGAAAAATGTGGGTACTTTCGCGTTTCGTGGGTACGTTCGAAATGGTAATCAAACACGGACTGATCGGTCAATACAGACCTCTGCCGGCGTGGTCGCATCATCTCGCGGCGTCGGCCGAGTTGAAACCCCGGCCAGTCTCACAACTGACCGGGGCCGCGAAGTTCCCCGCGAGCAACCGGCGGGGAATCAGTTGATTTCTCGCGGCATGGGCAGCCATTCGCCCGGACGCATCCGCAGTTCAGCCGACAAGCATCGCTGGCCATTGAAATAGTGCCAGACCGAGCCGGTACGATCGAGAAACGTCGCGCTCTCAATCATGTACTGCTCAGTGCCATCCTGCTCCGAGAACCATATCCGCCCGTCCGCGTCCTCAGCCCACGTTCCACCGCCATACTCGGGCGAATGACACGTGCCATCCGCGTAGAATGTCGTTGTCTGGGTCAGGCACGATCCCCAGTTGATGGCCCACACGCCGACGATCGGATGCGCGCGGGCCTGCTCGATCTTTGGAGCGGGCGCTGGAACAAGGATGAGGATCAAGAGAAGCGTCTGCATGGCTGTCCTCCTGAGAAAAAACGCCCCGGCCGAGGCCATTCGACCGGAGCGCAGCAAGCCGACTCTTTCGGCCGCGTTTCAACGTGTCTCGGCGAGTTCGGGTATGAGCGAATCAACGATGCTCGGCGGCTCGCATAGCTCTTCGGTCGGCGCGCCGCACAATGGGCAGCGGATGATTTCGTATGGATGAACGATTGCGGCTTGGACTTGGCCGCGCCATTTGCATTCGGGGCATTCGAGCAGAGTTTCAGCGGGCATCGTCACTCCCTAATGAGTCAGGCGGTGGACGAATGCCGCGACCGGAATCAGCAACACATAGGCTGCGAGCACAGCTCCGGCACCGATCCACCAATCTCCCAGAACAAAACGTTTGATCGTTTTCATCGCCGAATTCCTCCAATTCATGAGAGGGATTAAGAAGTCGCGGTGTCGGGCACCTTCGGAGGCGCAGAATCTTGACGCCAAACCAGCCCGACAATCCGCATCACGCCGCCCTGGACGATCTTCTTGCGAACGGCCTTCATCACTACCGGCACGATTCTGCCCGATGGCGTGAGGAACCGAAACGAGAGCGTCAGCCACTGTAAAGCGCCCTGCACAAACCCATCCCAGGCGATCAGCACTTTGCTTTTATCTTCGGGATGCAATACGTCTTTCCACGCGCCATTCGTCGCTTCTTCGTTGGAGACCCCCATCAGCTTCGCGAGCGCTGGCGAGATTAAGACGGTCTTGCCCTGCTCGTTCGCGATTATGCAAGCTTCTTCGCCGGCCTCAAGGAAGCCAAAATAGATCAGTTTTTGGATCGCATCTTCTTGTTCGTACTTCGCGAATTTTTGCTCCAGCGCATCGATCCGCGCAGAGACTTCCATCGCGCGGCCGATCTCGCGGAGCAGTCCTCGGAACTTGGCGACGATTTTTGCCGCGCCGCCCGCCCCTATCACCGAAGCGAGGATCGCGGTCAGCACGTCCCAGATCGGATCGCCAGTCGAAAGAGCCAAGAGCATTACTGACCGCCTTCCATGCGGGATCGGTGAGATGTAATGCGGCCGGCTGTGTCATCACCGTCATGGCCAGCCGGCCGCGGTACGTCTTGCTTTCACAAGTCTCAGCGGTTGATGATGGTCGTCCGGCTGCCGAACAAACCATTCCGCTGAATGATCGTTTGGCGGCCGGCGCCGATGACTCCGCGATTGGCAACCGCGACGTTTCGAGCTCCGAGGCCACGGCCCGCGACGATCACGTTCGAACCGAACCCGACGCCCTGATTGAAGAACACCCCATTGGTCGGGACTACGGTGGAGAAGGCCCCGAACGACTGGAACGTCGCGTTCGGTACGGCGCTGAAGCCCTGATTGAGGATCACGCCCTGGGGCTGCTGGGCCTGGACGAAGATCACCTGAGCCTTGGCGCTGCTGCCCCATAAGAGAGAAGCGCCCAGGACGGCGACGGCGAGAAGAATGCACTTACGCATGAGAAATCTCCTTGATGGGCGAATTGTTGTAGTCACAAAAAAGCGACACTAATCAGAGCCGGCAACACACCGGATGGGCAAACCTTCGACCCACTCAGGACTCAACGTCTCGGGCTTTCACTTCCGATCTTTGGGTTGACTCAGCACTTCGATCCATGCCCGCAACTCTTCAGGGGGAATCGGATCGCCGCCCTTGGGCATGAACTTCGGGTCGCTCTTCGGGAGCATCAACCGACTGACCACGGGAAGTTGCTTGTCGGCCGGCATCGAAGGGAACTTGTCTACCGAGAAGCCGCCTTCGACTTTGTTCCCGTAATGGCAAGCGGAGCAGCGTTGCGCGCTCATGTTCCATCGCTGTTGAAGACTTCCAGTCAGCGCCTCGCCCTTCGGACTCGGCAGCACTTCCACAGGCGATAAGGCTCCGTTTTTCAATTGGAACAAAGTCGAGCTGGAGCTTGCCGATGGCGGACCATCCAGAATCTTGGCAAAGGCGACGTGCGCATCCCGCCGCGCGTTGATTGCCGCGATCCGGGCCGCTTGCTCGGCCGTCAACTGGACCGTGCCGTGAAAGGCTTGGAGAGCGTCCTTGGATGCGTCTTGAGCGCCTTGGCTCAACTGGAACGCCTGCAGGAAGTATTGGTCCAAGTTCGGCTTGAACGGATCGGCGTACTGAGCCAACGATTGCTGATAGCCGTAGACCGTGCTGGTGTTCACTCCGAACGTCCCATAGAGAGCCGACTGTTGCGGAACGACGTAGCCCGGCGGATTCAGACCGATGGCTTTGAGCGCGGCAACGTAAGACTGCTCATCCTCGCGGTGAGCAAGGAACTTGATCAGATCGCTCTTCCAGTTCGGCGTGAAGGCCGGCACCTGGGCGGCGGCAACGACAACCGGCGTGTAGCTGTAATACCCCGCGCTCTGGTAGTAGCGTCCGCAATTGAGGTATGTCGAACCGGCAACCCAAGTGCGCGAGTGGGCGGTTCCGTTCAAGTAGAAGTAGCCGTCGGTTCCTTGGACGTAACTGTCCGCCTTGACCGAAACTGCGATGGACAGGCCCACTAAAAGAGCAAGCACAAAACGAATCATGGTTTGTTGTCCTTCATCAAAAGTAGTTGTTTGTTCGCCCGACTCTGGGCATAGGCGAATACCAAGCTCCACTCCACGCGAGAGATCGGCAGGTCCATCAGCAGGGCCCCGAGGCGCACGTCTTCGGGCTGAATTCCAAAGGCTCGCGCATCGGCATCGGGTCGAAGCAACCGACGCAGGAACGGCCCGGCCTCGGTTTTTGGAACGGCGACGAATCCCAGTTCGCGCAGCGCCGTCGGCGCATCGACCTGACCGTACCAATATGCGCTGGTGTCCTTTTCCAGCCGCGCGGCCGTCACTTTCACGATGTCGGTCGGCTTGGTCTTTTCCCAAGGCCCCGTCGCATCGAGCATCGCCGATTGGAACTGGAAACGGGCCTGCTTGATGAACTTGTCGGGCCGGCCTTTGTATTGAGACCCTAACTCTTGAACGGTTCGGAAAATCGGCCGGTTAAGATCGCTAACATCACCGAACACATCGAGGCCGCGTTCGAGCAGTGTCTGTACGTCGTTGCTGACGTTTTTAAGGCCATCCGATCCCTCGGCCTCATGACAACGAATGCAACTTGACGCAGATTGCAGGCGCTTCGGAAACTGGGCGGGAATCGTCGTATCGGCCGCGATGTCTGGCGGAACTTCATCCACCAAGCCCCCGTCGCCATTGAAGAGCGCATAGGCTTGCAGTCCGTTGTTGGCGGAAAAGATAACCTCATGCCCATCCGGTTTGAAACTCTGCTTCCTCAAGGTCTGCATCGCGTGCTGGGTCGCATCGATCGATTCATCCTTCACATCGTCGGTCACAAGGATGAAGGCTTGCCCGTCCCCGACGCGGAGGTTCGTCGCGGGTAGAAAATCCACGGCTCTTGGTTTGCCAGTAATTCCCGAGCGGAACATTCCGACCCGTTGTTCAGCGACGCGCTTACCAGTGGCCCCCACGCTATCGAGAAGAGCATCAAGATCAGTTTGTCCCTTCTTGGCAGCCTTCCCGATGCCGCGGAACTCATAATACAAGCCCCCGAAGATCGTCGCGAACGGCCCCTTGTCCTTGATCGAAGAGAGCGCCCGGAACTCGAGATATTCCTTGGTCACAATCGGAGCGGCCGACAGCGTGGCCAGTTGCAGGCTGAAAGCCGTCTTGGCGTCCAAGTGCCCCGCGACGACGCGAACCACGTCTTGCGCGGACAGATTGCCCAGCGCCATCGGTTCGAACGTGTTGCCGTTCCGCACCGTCGCCACCGGCTGCTGAGTGACGGGCAGGCCCAGCACGACTTTGAGCGTGTCGGGCGTCAGCAGCAGATTAAACTTTGGATCGAACCGCAAGGCTTCCCATGTCGAGACGATCTCGGCCAGGTCCTTGTCGATGTCGAAGCTGAGTTGCGCGAGACTGAAGCGCACCAGGCGATTGTCGGCCAACGGCACGGGCCGGAAGATGATCGAGGATCGGCTGATTCGATTGAGCGTAGCCGATACGCTCTTGACCGCTTCCGGGTCCGGAGTCTGAATCCAGATGTAGCGCGTAAGCAGCCGCTGCTCCACCGGCAGCGTCATCAAGTCCGCCAGCGCCGCGGCCTGAGCGTCTGCTGGCGTCCAGAGCCGCTTGAGTTCGACCTTCGGCTGAGGGCCGACGACTTCCTTCGGCTGGGCACTCGCGGCAGCCGGCAGGAACGGCACGAACAGCAGCGGCAGTTTGCGCAGGATCTTCCGGTTCTGGAGGTTGCCCCAGAATTGGAGTGCGATCAGGATTAGGAGAAGCAGTTCGATCACCAGCCTGACACCCATCCATTTGTCGCGGGAATCGCCATGTACTCGGCTTCGGTCATTTCCACCATTTCGATTGTCAAGTCGTATGGCGGCTTCTCAGCAAACACTTCATACACTCTTCCGCTGTTCGCGTCGGTATGACTGACAAACCGAATCACTCCATCTTTGACCAATTGCTCCCGAAGTCGCGGAATGGCTTCTTCCGCTCGCTTTTGCGAATCGAACCAGCCGACGTAATCCGGTCCGAAAAACAACTTGAAACATTTCATCACTTCACGGCCTCTCTTGCCTGTCCAAACGTCGTCTTCATTTCGCCGCGACGTTGGCGATCGTCTGAGCCCAGAAAAGCCGAAAGGCGACGAACCCGATAATCAGGGCGACGAGCGGCTTGGTTTCATTCCACCAGCCGCCCCAGACATCGTTCTTGGGCAGGAAGAAGTGAGCGGACAATCCGCCCCACGCCACGATCACGATTGGCCACGCCTTGCCGATCCGCAGCATCGAGCGCGAAAGCGTTGCCTCATTGCCCCAACAGATCGCAAGGACCACGTCGAAGGCGATCAGCGCCACGAACAGACCGCCAATCAGGATGGACGTCGCCAACGGGCTCCACATGAGCTTTCCTCCGAATAGGCTCTGGTATTGCTTGTTGTTCACTTGTCGGCCCTCATCACTTCCTTGAGCATCGCCGCCGCCATTTCGCGAACGTGCGGATTGTTGACCGCCCAACTGATTCCCAGGTGGCCCCAGAGGAAATGGCAGTCCCGAAGGCCACGTGTCTCGCAAATGATTTCGATGTTGTCGGGTTCTAACTCCAATTCGGGATGTTCATGAAAGCTTTCGCGATGATGCCCAGTCAGGAACCCGCCCTTCTTTTGTGCATCCTCTTCCGTGATTCCGCAGACCGAGCAATAGGGATGCGCGGCGATCAATCCGTCAAGAAACTTTGGCCACTTCGGAGAGCGAGGCAGACCAAACGCCGGTTCGTACAGATCTCTTCAGGAGTCCGCGACGGGCGCGATGCTCTCCACGGCCGCGAACGATCCATCCGCATTGGCGAGCACGGTAACGCGGATCTTGCCCGTCACTGCCGGCGTCGGCGGATTGACGACCGGAGGCGGATTCGGGACAACAATCGGCGCGACGGCGAGTGGATACAACGTTGCCGCGAAAGCCTTGTCCATGTCGTCGATGTCGAGGCCGCCGCGAATCGGCTGTCCATCCGTGGTGATGCTGCCGGGAAGCTGGTAGGCCATGATCGAATCTTGATCGGCGTGCGCGGTCCCCTTCAGCGTCGATTCATCAAGTGGAGTTAGCACTTGTTGCTGAATCTCGGTCGGGCTCCAGCCCTGCGTCTGCATGAAATAAATCATCGTCTTGGTCGGGTCGAGACGGCTGACGATCTCCTTGCGCATGTGCTCGTGAGCGAAACCGAGCGTATGGCCGGTCTCATGACGAACGACGCGATGGAACTCGCTCTCCGGCGTGCTCATCGTGAAGTCTTGCAGCGTCATCGTCGGCTCATTGGCCGGGATGTGGAGAATGTCGGTCCCGAGGTAGGACCAATAGCCATCGCCAGCGCGCGTGATGCGGACTTGCGGGTCGGTGTTGGTGAGCGCAAACTTGACATTGGCAAAATCACCCCACGCGTTCATGTGCAGCAGGATGCGGCTTTGCAGGTCGCTTGGCGTGCTGTCAAACGGGAAACCGACGGTAAGCGTAACGCCCTTGGCCCCCCAATACTTCGTCGTGAGCAGCGCCAGATCTTCCGGGGTCAGAACCGGTATCACGTCGCTCGCTTTGGACGGGTCGGAAACGCCGAGCTTGTTCAGCAGCAGGCCACCGAGCAGCTTCAATAGACCGCCCAGAATCGGGTGGTTGGTCGGGTTCTGCTTGACCGCCGTTGCCGCCGCCGCAACGAGCAGGTTGGCCGGCAGCCGCTTTTCGATGCATGCGATGAATCTGTTTTCCATGTTGCGCTTTCATTCTGCAGAAAGATGGTTCATATCGGTCGGTTCGTATCGAGCGTCGTCGCGCAGAGCGAAGTACGTTTCCCGTCCGACCCGAACGGAATTGCCCGTTTTCGCCGCATCGACCCAGCGCAAATTGCAAACGCGCCAGCCGACAGTCGCGCCGAGAAGCAACGCGACAAAACCGACGATCAGTGCTAGTGCGATTGGCTCCATAACGCTTGCACTTTTAACCCACCGGCCGCGAGTTGGGAATTGTCAAAGCGCCTTGGATGGGTCCGATTACTACGGCGTAGTAGCTTTTGAGGGCGAGAGATGGAGCCGGGCGGCTTCGTTCGCCCGGCTCGGGGAAGTGAAGGATCAACCTTGTCGTCCAACTCCGATGCAATCGTTCTCGTCGGTGCAGGCAATAAGCACTTCCATGCCAGCATCTTCGAACAGCACACGCATTCCATCGGGAAGGATGCGCCAGCAGTCGATTGGCCAGCGATGTTCTGCCCATTGCCATGGCGCGACGATCAGCACAAGCCCGCCAGGTCGCAACGCTTCCGCGATCGAGAGAACGACTCGCCAAGGCCGGCGTGAGTGCTCTAATGTGTTGAGGCAAATCGCCGCATCAAACAGGCCCGGCGTCGGCAACGGCTTCTCAGCATCGAAGACATAGTCAACGCCCGGCCCCGGCTGAAGGTCGATACCGACATACTCAATCGCAAGAGGCTCGAATATCTCACGGGCCGAACCGTTGATGTAGTAACTGCCAACTTCCAGGATGCGCCCGCCGCGGAACTCATCTCCGTAAAGATCGGCGAACCCTTGCGCTATTCGGAGACAATTGGCGTGCATCACTTCTCCGTCGGTCGGATCAGCGCAATGACTTCCTCTCGCCAGACCAGCGCATCGGCCGGCCAGAGCGCGGCCGTGTTGTGGATGAAATTGAAGTCGCCGCCGTGTCTGGGTGTGTACTGCGCCCAGCGTTGACCAGCGGCAGGAACAACGAACATTGGCGTACCGACATTCTTCTCGGCAATCTCGCGCGTCTTCCAAGCAGTCCCATGACACGGCGCACCGCGCATTCGAAACATATGCGGCCGATCGGGATTCTCGGCGATGGTCGCGCGAATCGTCGCCAGCGCACCGGGCACCCATTCATCGTCATCGTCCAGGCCAGCGATGTAGTCCGCCTTGGCTTGCGGCATCACGGCATTGCGAACGGAGTGCCCCCAATCGTTCGACGGTCCAGGCACTTCCAGGTATCGGCCGGGCAAACCGAATTGCTCCCATAGCGCCCGTGCAATGGGCTGCGCGCCGTCGCCAACCAAAAAAACCTCATCACCGGCCTGCCATTGCTGCTGGCGAACGGAGACAAGGCAGCGCGCGAGCGTCGCTCGGGAGATTGTCGGGATTATCAGGCTAATGGTCGGCCTATCCATGCAGGTATGTCCCCGCTGCAAGTTCACCCTGCCAGCCCGAGACGTGGAAGCCGTCGTCCAGTTCGACGCCATGCCGAGTCGCCAAGTCTCGATACGCTTCCACGCTTGCGCCCGTGTGCCAGAGCACGCCGGGATTCTGCGCGTATCGCTCTTCCCCGAACAAGCTCCACGGCCAGAAGATTCCGCCACGAAGATCCTGGAGCACTCGATAGATGACCGTCTCAGCGCTTAGCCCCTTGGGTGAATCGTTCCAGTAGCGACGCGGTTTGATCCTTTCGAGCACGTCAGGCCCGTTCCAGTGATCGACGTTGAACAGAGCGGCCTCAGTTCTCAAGTCGAAGTTCTCCACGCCTCGGCAACGTTGAGTTGCGAGAGGGAGTCCACTGGCCAGCAAGTCGTCGGCGCCTTCCTGAAGCCATCGCGGACGCGTTACGAAAAATCGCTGTGAGAGTTTGGCAACAACCGAGAGCCCGCGCGAAGCGCCCCAGACGACGCCCTTCCAATAAGCAGCGATGTCGCCGCCAGTGTGGCCGATCCGCTCCGCGTTTGGCCAAAGCATCACGTCTGGATGAGACCCGCAGATTGCCGTCAGTCGCGCATAGCGGTCCGAATCCGGGAAGCCCGGCGAGCAGTCGTCACTCACCAGGATCGGCACCGGCCCGCACGTTTCGCGGATCAGTCGAATTTGCAGGTCGATGAGCGCCGGCCACTTGTAGCTGCCAATGACGACGCCAACTGACGCGCCAGGATCGCTTCTTACGGCCGATCTCGGTTCGGGCTGGACTTGCGTAGGGGGGATTTCGGCGGCTTTGCGATCCGGGCAGCCTTGGCAGCATCCATGCCCGGTGACCGGCTTGGCCTCGGTGCAAGTCCCGTGGATCGTGCAAGCACGTAGCTTGAGCCTGACCGTTCCCGAACACGTCGGGCACTCCACCACGTCGCCGGTCAGGTCGCCGCGATGGCCGCACACAGCTTCCGGCGGCGCGGCTTGCTGGCCGAGTTCACCACGTCGGCAGACTGCACACGTCGGATCAACGTCCCCGCCGTGGTTCAGGTTGCGATGATGCGCGCCGCCGGTCAGATCCTTGGCGCACCAGTGACATGTCGCCGGCTGTGTGCGCGGCTCGTGGCCGGCATTTGTGCAGGGGTGAATCATGGGGTGATTGTGTAAACAACTCCGCCGTAGGGTGCGGGGCAGCCGCCAGCGCTCGTGAATTGGAAGTGCGCCGTCGCGCAATTGAACGAATCGGGTGGAGAGTCCTTACACTTCAAAACGCCGCTCTCAAAGATATTCCAAAGCCACGTATAGACTCCGCCCGCGAATACGCAAACAAGCTGATACATGACTGCGCCAATCGTCACTTCCCAGTCCGTGCCGTTCCACTCGATTGAGCCGCTGCTGCCGTCAGAGCCGGTGAAATATAGCGTCTGTGGAATGCTGCTCCCGCAGCATCCTGTAGCGATTTTCGTACACGAACCAGTCGCGACGGAGACGCTGCCAGCAAAAGTAAGAGCGAACGGACTACAGACCGTCGTGATGGCAACGCTTGGCGCACCGCCGTTCGCAGTGAGTTGGTAATTGCCCGTGGCCGCGTTGCAACTCAACACATAGGCCACCGAGTTGATCGTGCCGCTCCAAGGTCCGCCTCCGGTCAAATCGCCCTTGTGGCCAGTTCCATCGGTGAGGCAGACGGTAGCCGGGACTACTACGCCAGAGCAGCACGGATTACAGTCGAGCGGATTGTTGGTGATCGTGAATCGAACCGTGGCAACGCAGCAGGTCGTATCAACGCCGGGCGGGAACGTCGCACCTGACGAATCGAACGGCACGTCAACCGTGACAGTTCCGCCGCCGCAAAGAGTTGGCAGATCGGCGACGAAGAAGTCCAGATAACCGGCATACGCAAAGTAGAGTTTGAACGTCGCTCCATCACAAACAATTTTGGGTGAAACGGGCAGCACATTACAGGCGGCATGGAAGGGCGAAACGCAGTAGGCGTGCGTTGTTGGCGTCGTCCACTGACTGCCCGAGTTGGTGAGCCTGTCTTTCCAGCCGGCCAGGTCCGCGCAAGCGCCCGACACAATCGAAGTCTTTAGGCAGAGCACATTGGCCACGGATGAGCCGGGACAGCAAACGGTAACATTGGGCGTGTTGGTGGTAGTGCTGCTCAGCGTATACCCGCCAGTCGCGCCGCCATTACAGGAAAAACAGGGATCGTAGCCAGTCGCCCACGCGATGATGAGCGGCGCGCATTGACTCGGCGTGCCCTTGAGCACATTGACCAGCACGCCGGCGTAGTAGACTTTGGCCAGCCAGCCGTTCGTTGAATCCCACGTGACATGGACCGCGACGGATCTTCCGCCGGCCGTCACCGCCGAGCCGAACCATTCATTCGTCCCGGCGTTGTAAGTGAGTGTGAGATTCGTCCCATTCAAGTCGCTGCAACTGGACGTGAGATTGAAGGGCATCGTCGGCGGGGCATCGGCATCGGTGCAGGGGCAACAATCAGTTGGATTGGTGTAGCAGACCGCCTTGCCGAAGATCCCTGTCACTGGCACTTTCTCAACTTTGATGCCGGTCATCCCGCCGCCGCTCGCGTAGATCGGCATGACGCAGGAAACCATCTCGCGCGTCGTCGCCCCGAGCAAGTCCTGGATGCAGACACTCGCCCGTCGCGTCGCCCCACTCGTTTCCCAGTTGATGACTCGGATTGATCCGCTAGTTGCGCTCTCCAATTTTGTGTTGTCGCCAGCGATCGGCCGCGCATAGACATGGACCGAGCTGTTGACCTTCACATCGACGACGGCGTGTCCGCTGAGAATCGCTCGACCGAGTTGGCCGGCGGGTATCGCGTCGCGCAGGATGACGATCAGATTCGTCGCGTTGTCCGGCGTATCGGCGGAGAACGTCGGCCGCGCTGCGACCTCAAAGGGAAAGGTTACGGGAGTGACTACCCAGTTGGTGATGCGCAGAACCGAACGCGCTGGCATGTTTGAGCCGGTGTCGTTGCGGATGATGACTTCGAGCGACGGGGTTATGGGATCGTTGATGCGCTGCGCGCCGCCATCGTCGGCACGACGGCGGGCCATTGCATTCCAAGCATTGACCGAAGCCGCTTGGATTTCGAGCGGTTGGCCAGGAGACACATCCTGTAGGGGGTCTGCCATTAGAATCCAAGATAAGATCGAAAGTTGCGCTCTTCATACACGCGTTCGACGTAGGCATAACTCGGCCTTTGGATTGTCACGGCCGCCGCCGCGTCCGCAGCTTCGGCAAAGCCAACCCATAGATAATCGTGCCCACGCTTACTCGCCACAATCAGCCCGTCGCAAATCGTGATACCAGATCGGTTTCTCGAAAATGCGAACTTGTGGGTGAGCAGCCAAGAGAAATCGGTAATACCGTCGCCATCAAACTTGCCATCGCAGCCGAGGTAAAGCAGTTCGCCACGTTCAAACACACCCCACTTTCTGAAATTGGTGCGACCGGTAAGAGTCATCAGGCCGTAGGCGTAATCCCAATTGATAGTTGCTGGGCGCTTGGTGATCGAAAACTCGAATTTCGGGACGACGATGTCGCACCCATCAACATGTTCCCGCGTGGCGCCAATGGCGCGCTGGTTGTCTGGAGCGATCAAGCCCGCCCTGGCCTGCTTCTCTTTAGTCTCGAAAGATTGGGTAATGTGCTGTGTACCGCCCGACGTGCTGAAACTAATCTCGGGCTTGAGCGTGTCGAGCCCTTTGAATTCTGGCACATCCGCCTTTTGATCGCCGGTCTGATCGATCATTGCCCCGCCTTCTAGCGTGCCGTACTCGACTTTGACCGTCCAGAAGCCTCCGCCGCTTGGATCAGGCTTGATGCTCTTGCGAATGAGCCCAAGATAAATGGGAGATGCAACGGACAAAACAGCCGCGCAGATGTTGTCCGGCGTGTCGTCGATGAACGTTGAACGCGCCCAGAAATCGAGCGTCAGCGTTGCGCCTTTGGGGTCGAGGCTCGCTCCTTGCGATCGTGGGGTTTCAACAACCGTAATGCTCATTTGAATTTTCCAAACGGGACGTTCTTGATTCCTGTAGCTATCTGGAGGAGAATCGTGAGAGCCTCGCCGGTGTTGTCGGCGATCTTCTCCTGAATCTTTGTGCGATGATCGCCGATCCCAAGCGCCTGTGCGAAGTTGGGAGACTGGAACAGGCCCTTCGCATAATCGATCGGCAGCGTCTTCGCAGCCCGATCGGCGGCGGCCAGTTTGCGCTCCATTTCCAGATGATCAGCCATCGCGTTCGGTCGGCTATTGACCAAGATTCCCGCACCGCCAAGCATCGAGGCGGCCAGTGGATCGACCGCATTCGCCCCCGGCGGCATGGCGCGCTTCCTTATCCCCTTATTGATCGCGTCTTGAAGGTCTTTCTTGGCCTGCTCTAATTCGTTCAGCGCGCCGCCGATGTCGCCGACCGGCCCCGGCTTTTGCAGCCCGCGCGCCTTCAATTCCGCTTCCAGCTTTTCCTCGGCGGCGGCCACTTCTTGGATTATGATTCCGCCAGCCGCGCCAAGGGCCGTGCCAATGACTGCACCAACTGGGCCAAACATTCGGCCGACCCGGAAGCCGAGATAGCCGCCGGCGACCGCGCCCATGATGTCGTTCTTGTCCTTGCCGGCCATCGCCAAAAGCGCCGACCGCGCTGCAATGACCATCTCGCCGAGCCCCTTCATCCATCCGGATTTGAAGTTGTTCCACTCCTTTTCGAGAAAACCAACCATCTCAAGCCAGAGCACGCGGATTCCCTTCGCGCCAATTTCAAACGCGAGCTCCATATCGCCGGCTTTGATGGCCTCAACGATGCCGCCCCAAGCATCCTTGGCCGTCTTGGCGATCTCGCCGAACAGCGCGCAGATGCGATCAGAGAACGCCTGTCCCGACGCCGTCTGCGTAATCCAAACAGCGGTTAATCCACCAATAGCCGCGACTATCAGGCCAATTGGCGAGAACAACAACCCCAGCGCGGCCACGGCAATCTTGATTGCAATTGTGAATGGCAAAAACACCTTCGAGAGCAACCCACCGAACACGGATAACGCTGTCCCGGCGACGATGAGGCCGACACCAAACGCGGCGATGAGCTGGATCATTACCCGATGTTCGTGAATCCAGCCGCGCGCAGACTGAATCATGAAAACGAATTGCTTGGCATAATTCGCGACCTGATCGCCTGCCGGGAGCAGGGCCTCGCCTATAGACATCACGGCGTAATGGATAGCGTTTTCAATTTGCCCCCACGTCCGTTTGATGTTTCTCGCCATCTTGGCATGCTCGCCGCTGACAACCGCCCCCATCTCTTCCGCTTCCTGCATTCGCTTCTTGATTCCGGCCGGCCCTTCTTTGAGCAGAGCAAGGGCCTCTTGGCCAGTTTTGCCGAACAGGTGCATGGCGTCGGCCGTCGCGTCGGAGCTATGCTTGAGCCTAACCATTTCGCGGGAAATAGTTAGGATTTGCTCTTCCAGCGGCATGTTGAGCAGTTTCTTGGCATCCAGCCCAATTTCGGCGAGAACGCCGCCCTGGCCAGCGGCTTCTCCCGAGATGGATTTTTGCAAATGAGAAACCAACTTGGTGAACTCGTCCACATCGACGCCGGTTGTCTTGAAGGCATAGGCGAGCTTGGACATGTCTTCAGTTGTGCCGCCAAACTTCCTTTGCAACTTGTCTATCTCAGCATCGTGACTGACCGTGGCCCAGAACTGTTTCGTTAGCGGCGCCGCGATCGCGCTGCCAATCGCAGCCGTTCTCTTGCCGACACTCTGAATGTGTTTTCCGAACGCTTCGACACGGGCCTTCGCCGACTCGAGAGCGGACTTGAGCAGCGAATCGCTGCCTGAAATCTCGACGAACGCGCCTCCCGCCCGGACTGCCCCGGCCGACGCTCCGCTTCCACCTTCAGAAGATCCAAGCGCCACAGGTCAACCTTTCGCTTCGACAATGGCCGGCTTATCCGGCAGCGCATGTCCGCCACCCATAAACCGATCCATCAGAGCCCATCCCGCGTTGTTCTCAGCATTGATTCGAGCCCTGGAGCGCTGACGCTTTTTGATCGGCTTGCCAGTCCGATACGGGTTGATCGCATCGGGGTCGATCTGCTCGCCCGTGATTAGCTGGACGATCCAGGCGATTTCGTAGGCGACCAATTCCCCATCAACGCGTTTGCGTTCACGCGCCATCCACCAAAGAACCCGAAGCGTCAAGGGGCTTGGATCGACTCCGACAACTCCGGCGAGTTGCCAGCAGAATCGTTCAAGGTCGAACGCTTCAGCTTCTCGATTGCCTTCTCCGTCGCTCCCACCATCCGCGCATCGAACTCCGTCAGCATCCCCGGCAGTTGCATCGTCAGCGCCTTCGCTACTGCCGGGCGGTGGAAAAAATCGATGATCGCTTCCATGAAGGCTGTCGCCGCCGACTCGATTGCGGAGCCGTCGAAACCATAGCCGAACTCTTCGGGTGAGACGCTGGCTTTTTCCGCCTGCTTTTCGACGATCACCCAGAGCACCTTCACGATGGTCTCGGGATCGGCGAACAGCGTTTCGGCGAGCCGCTCTTTATTGGTGTTCTTCCCCAGATCGAAGTCGGCATCGCGCCGCAGCCTGCCGAGCAGGCCGACATTGAGCGCCAGTTCCCATTCCCGGCCCATTGCATCTTTGAACTTCGCCAAGAGAGTCTCCCTGTTGTTTGGATCCAGCGCCGCCGAATTATGCGTCCCGGTCCCCGCCGCAACATTCTGCGACCGGGCCCACTTATTTCCCCATCATGCCCCGAAGCTGATCGGCGAAGCTCGGCCTCTCGGCTTCCAAGGCTGGATTCATGAACGGGCGCGGGCGATAGTGCAGGGTCCGCGTCGAACCATTCTTGCGGAGTTTCGTCATCGTCCCGCCCTTCTCTAGTCGTCTCGCGCCCTCTCCGCTGCCCCGAAAAGGGATCGGCCCGACAACCATGCTCTTCGTTCGCTCATCCCACGAAAAGAAAATCAGTTCGCGTATCGGGCTTGCCGGCTGCTGAGTTGTCTGGCCCGTCTTCTTGCTGAACTTCTTTTTGGTGAACCCTTTGGATCGATGCGCGAAAGGCGGATCGCCCGGGGCGGAAATTCCTTTGGCCTTGTAACGGATCGACGACTTGGCGCGCCTGCGAACGAACGCGCCGAATTTCGAGAAGACCTTGCGCTTCCCCTTGTCCACCCGAGCCATGACTTCGGGTGAGTCGAAGAACGCATATCGAGTACGAAATTCGGCCACGCGCGACTCGCTTAGGAACCGACAGCCGTGTATGTGATTGCCGAGGCCGGGCCGACGACCGCGTACTTCGGGTAGCCGCCGACGTTGAAGCATGGCTTCAGGCTGAACTTGTCATAGACGACGTTATCCTTGCCCTGTTCTTCCGGGGCGCCGAAGATCTGGAAGAAAGCGCGCCAACCGCGCACCCCTTCGACGGCCTGATCGCCGTTGAGGACAAGTAAATCCATGCCGCCGGCTGTAGCCGCCGCAAATTGGTTCCAGAGCGCGATGTAATCGGCGAATAGGTCGTCAGCCTTGACGTTCAGTTCGAGTGCCAGAGCCAGCATCGTCGCTTCCGCCAGCTCGGCACGGGAGGCGCGGCTTGAAGAGTCGCCTTCCTTCCAGCTCGGGTTGACGGAGGCATCGACGACTGCCGTCATGGCCGACCAGACGGGCGTGCCGTACGAGCCCGTATTCCGATAGGCGTTGCACTTGATGCCGAGTTTTGCGGCGGATGCGGCGGCCATGTTTCACCCCTTATGCAATCTCTCGGAAGGCAAAGATGACTTCCGAGAAGAACAGCTTGTTTTCAGCCAGCAGGTCGTGCGCGTAGGCTTCGACGACCTCGATCGACTCCGTCCAAAGATTGTTGAGCAGCAGGCCGGTCGGCATTCCCGTTGCCGCCGCGGCATAGTCCAATGCGTCCACGATCATCGACGCCACAAAATACAGCCGGGCATCCAGCCACGCCGTCGGCGCTGGCCCCGCCGCGTCCGCGTATCGCTCGGCAATCACGACCCGGATGCGGTACTCGTTCAGGTAGCTCGCGCGAGTCGCCGGCTCGATTCGCAGATATCCATCGGGAAACACCCACACTTGCCGGCCGCTGACAATCAAGTCGTTTTCGTGCATCGGCAATTCGTACTGACGCGAAACCGTGTTCGGAGCAACCGGAGCCCATACCGTGTTGATCCGCGCCACGACGCCATCGGCCACTTCGACAATTCGAGCGTTGGACATCAGACCACTCGCTTCGCATGGACCCGAAGCCGCGTCCGCTGCGGATCGCTGTAACGCCAAGCCGGTTCGCCCGGAATCGGCATGATCTCAAACGTCAAGGCCACCCCGTTGAGCGTGCAGGCGATGCGGTCGCCGACTGTCGGCTCGCTCAAGCTGCCCAGGTCGGAAGGCTCCATCAGGAAGTCAATCTCTCCGAACTCGATACGAGCGGCATTCTGACGGTTGCTCGCGAAGACGGTTCGGCCGATCCAGGCCGTGAACGAGAGTGTTGTCGCGCCGCGCGTGTAACTGACCGAGCAAGGATCGGCGTCCTTCATGGCCCGGTTCAGGAACGTCGCGGCTCGGCTGAACAAGCTCATATCGTCGGATGCTCGATCAGGTGGAAGGCGTCGTCCGCTTGGATCGTCACAACGGTTTTCTGAGGCACGGCCGCGCTGCCCATCCGCAGGTCTTTTACAATTTGCGATGGCTCGGCAACCAGGTCGCAAGCCTCAACAACGTCGCCCGCGAGCAGCTTGACGTGCTGATGCTCCTCGGCATGGGCTGTCCGGCCATCGGGCATGGTCCGCATGTAGCTCTTGCTCGATCCCTTTTCGCACTTCTGCGCGGTTAGGGCTTCGCTGATTCGCTTCACTGCTTCGCTCATGACGTTCCTCGCTTTTACAACTGTTCGGCGATGCGCACGCGCGCCCAGTCAATATCGATTTCGCACGTATCCGTCGCTGCCGCCTTCACCAGGTGAGCAAGCAGCAACCAGGTCGAGGCCGCCGCGTTGATGTTGAACGTCGTCCCGCTGAGCACTTGGACCCCGTTCACGTAGAATTTCACGCTCGTTGGATCGCGGCAGTCGATCCAGATTTCAAATCGGGTCCCCGTCGTATACGTTTGCAAGCTGTCCGTGATCGCCACCGTCGTCGTGCCGTCCGCACTTTCGAAGTTGATCTTCGCCGCGTTGCCGTCAATGTGCATGAACAGCCGCTGCGCGATGGCGCTGGCGTTCGTTGCATGCGTTCCACTCGCCAGCCCGATACTCAACTTCGGACTGGCGCCAGCGCTGCCATTGACGACTTCAACCGCGAATTCCACGATCGCATGAGCGATGTTCGAAAAGCCGTCCTTGGAAAGCGCGTCGATCTTTTGCGCTTGGTTGGTTGCATCCAGTTGGAGCTTGAGTGCCCCGCCGCGCTGCCAGAGCCCACACCCTCCAAGGGCCAGCGTTCCAATCAATGCGCTTCGGAACGAATCGCGGAGCAAATCGACTTCATATCGCGGCATCCGGCCGATGTTGACGGCGCAGGTTGTCGCTGCCGATGCCGCGTCGCCGACGATCGAGCCGAGAAGGTAATCCTGATCGTTGACCTTCTTGTAATGGACCAATCGCGCCGAGCGGTCCCAGTAGGCCGGCCCGCCATTGAGCAGCACGATCCCGACCGTCTTCGGCAGCGTGTATTGACCCGATTCCCTCCAGACAGTTCGCGTTCCCGTCGTTGCCGCGATCTCGCCCGTGTAACTAGCCGGCCAGCCATCCGCCAATTGGTGAAGGTCGCCGACGCCGATCGCCTGCGCGGCCGTCTTGACGATCTCATCCCAATCGCGGATCAGTGACGTGTCGTTCATCGCGGCCCAATGAATGAATGGAGAGCGAAGTTACGCGCTTCGCTCTCCGGCGATCAATCGCGCCTCAGTCAGCCGTTCCGCTGCCCAAGTTTTGCAGCGTGATCGTCGCGGCCCCGGTGATCGTGACGGAGTAATCGCGATACTTGGCCGTGGCGATCGTGGCCGTGCCCGTGATCGTGACACCCACCCCGCCCGTGAGAGTCAGGGTTCCCGCGTTCGTGTTGTAGACGCGCAGGAAGTAGGACATGCCCACCTGAGCATTCGGGATCTGCGCGATCATCTGGGCGGCGGTTCGGGTCGTGAAGGCCGTCGCCCCGGAGCTGGCAAGAATTACCTTGTCGGCGCCTTCGATGTTGCCGGCGGCAAGCGTGCCGTTGCCAGCGGCGACCGACGTGAACTGCGTTGATGGCAGGACGGTGTTCGGGCCGGCTTCCATGCCGACAATCGTGAAAGTGTTGAGGGCCGTGTAGGTCACCAGGAACCGGGCATAACAGTTTTGCGGAACGATCGTAATCGCCGAAACCGTCACGCCCACGCCTCCGGTCAATGTGGCCGGCGCGTTGGTGTTGTTCTGGTAGGTCCATTCCCACGCCTGGCCGATGTTCAGATTCGGCTGCGCCGCGGCGATGTTCGCGCCCGTGTCAGTCGTGTCCGTAAAGCCCGCGCCCGCCTGAGCGCCGCCGCGCGGAGTGAACTGACCGGCAATGCCGGCTCCGCTGATGACGCCGGCGCCGACTGTATTCAGGGCCGTGCTGACCTCGGGCACGAATTGAGCCAGCGTAACACAGTAAAGCCCGACCATCGTGACGGTCGCCGCGCCGGTCAAGGTCACCAGGAACACGCCCGCGCTGTTGTGCGGAATGATGCTATTGCCCGAAACGGTTACGCCCACTCCGCCCACGATCGTCTGCGGGAAGGCCACGGTGTTTTTGATGACGAGATACCATGCCTGGCCAATCGGCGCGCCGGGCATGGCGGCGGCGATCAGTGCCGCCGTAGCCGTTGTGTCGCTGTAGGCGGCGACCGGTCCGCTTCGGGTAATGACGCCCCCAACAAGCCCTGCGGCCGTCAAAACGCCAGCGCCCACAGTCGTTATCGCCGTGTTGATGGGATCGCGGCCAGCCTCGGCATTCCGTTGCGCGAAACCGAGTAGCTTCACATCGACCGTTGCATCGCCGGTCAATTGCGCGGCCATCGCCGTGCCCGCGAAGTAGTTGCCGGCCTCGGTCGAGGTCATGCAACCGGTACCGGCCGTCCCGCCCGTCGGGTTGCCAGTTGGATTCCAGTAGACCGGATCGCCGGCCGAGAACACCGAAGCGTCCTTCGGAGAGCGGGTCACGGTATCATCGAGCGCGAGAGAGCCCTTCACGTTCGCGGCAATGTCCCGCTTGGCCACGGCGACCATAGAGCCGAGCAGGATGATGTCGCCAGCGTAGACCGCGGCGGCCGGCGTGTAATCGACGATGTCGCCGTCTTGCCGGAACGTGCTGGGAACTTGGGATTGCGACATTGCGAGACTCCTGAGTCGAGGCGGCTATGCCGCAGTTTGGTTCGCGAAATTACAACTGAGTCCGCCTCTTGAGCGGCTTGGTTTTACAGTGTCGGTTCGATGGGCGCCGCTCCGGCAAGCGCCAATTCGACAAGCTCGCCCAGCTCGTCAATCGGGACGCGGACAATCTGGCCTGGGCGCTTGCCTGAGAATTCCTTGGCGATCTCGCTATCCGCGTAGCCGAGCCAGCGATAAACATCCGCCACGTCGCCGATCATGACGGCAATATCCTTCGCCCCGGGGTTGCTCTCCAACTCCGATTGGAGTCGGCGAAGTGGCGTTCCGGTGGCGGCCTTTCCTTTGTCGAGCATCGAGCCATCCTCTTAGTTGGGCGATTGATCGTCGTTCCGTCTGAGCGCTCGGAGAACAGTAGCGAAACTGTGTCGAAACTGTGCAGCCTTATGCCGCGCCCTTGCTCTTCACGCCGCAGAGATACTCGGCCTGATCGCAACCGAAATCGTGATAGCCGCGGAACTGAATGCCGAGCGTGTCGAAGTCGGCTTCCGCGCTCTCCACCGTCGGCGCTTCCATGCCGTTGAGGAACGAGACGACCATCATCGGCGAGAGGCCCGGCTCGCGAAGCAAGTACCAGGCGGTCGTCGAATTGCCAGTGAAGGCGGGGTCAGACAGCCACGGAACGACGACGGGACGGTATTTGCCGCGGTAGACGTTGGTTTCGCCGGCGGCTGAGCCGATGTTGAGCTTCTCGCCCATGAACAGTTGATCGGCGGCCCATTCGAGTTCGGGAGGCACCAGCACAATCGCCGGAATGCCGCCGATGCGCTTCGAGCCGTCCGCCGCGCCCGATTTCATCTGGCGGAAGGCCTTGACGGCCGTCTCCATGCCGATGCCGTCGGTCAGAAGGGTTGTCGTCGCCCCGGTGATGTAGTTGCCGCGCGCCGCGGTGAAGAACGTCGCGTGGTTCGCCATCATGTTCGTCCAGAACAGATTGGAGAACTTCTGCGCGGCGCCGCGTCCGATCCGGGCGCGAAGATCATCGAAGGCCCCGAGGTCATCGTTAATGATGGCCTCTCGTGTCAGGGCGAACATTTTTGCGTAGGTCTTCGCCTGTCGGGTGTAGGATTCTTGATCGAGCGTGCCGTGCTTGATCTCGCCGCCCGGCCCGAGCTCCTCATACTCGGAGGAATCGAGCATGCGGTAGCTGGTGTGCTGCTGGAAGTTGGCGACCGTCTTGATTTGGGCGATCTCGCGCCATTCCTGACTATCCTGCATGTAGCCGATCAGCAATTCCTTGTTGGCGATGTTGCCCAGAATGCCGGACAGGCCGACGGTCGAGAAGCCGGCCATCATCTGACCGCCGTTGCCGTTCTGACCGAACGCATACCGCATCACCTCGCGGACGTTGCTGGTGTTGATGCGCTGGCCGGGGTGTGCGCTGTACCCGTTCTCGCCGGCGGCCATCAGCAGCAGTTGCTGAAGGCCGACGCCGCCGCGGAATGTCTTGCGGGCCAAATCGAGCGTCTCGGCCTTGAAGTGCTTGTCGATGTCGGGCAGTCCGACCGTCTGGCACATTGCCGCCTCAACGAGCTCGGCCGTCATCGACTGCCGTTGCGGATTGCGTGCGCTGACGTGGACCTTCGCCCGGCTCAACCGGAGCGCTTCCAGTTCGGTGCGCTGGGAATCCCAGTTGCTTTCGATGGCGTGTTCTTCAAGGCTGACCTTGAATTTCTCGCCGTTCTGAGAGACCTCGATCTGCGGGTTGTCGTAATCTTTGCAGATCTTGCCGATCTGATCGACGCGACGGCGCTGAGTGGCCATACGGTGCCGGTATTCGGCTTCATCGGCCTCCACAGCGCTTGGCGCGGGAGCGGGGGCCGGATCGGGATCGGGCGCCGGAGCCGGAGGAGCGGTCTCGGCCTTCCAAGCGGCTTCGAGGTGCTTGCGCTGCGAATCGCTAAGGCCGGCTTCGTCGTAAGAGTTGGCCGCGAGCCATTGGCTAAAATTCATCGTTGGATCTCCTGCGCCAGCACGGGCAAGCGCCTGCGCTGAACCATTGGGAACTGACTCGCGACGCCGGCCGATCCGGCATCCGCCCGCACCTGTCCCCGGCCATCGCCGGCGAGTGAACGTGTTAATTCGCTGATCGTCTTGGAAAGCGGTTGAATGGCATCGATAAGCTTGTTTTTGAGGGCGTCTTCCGCCGTGAAGACGCCGCCATGACGAACCGCGGCAAGCTGCTTGTCGGTCAGCGATCGGCCCTTCTGCACGGCCGCGTCGAATGACTTTTGGACTGAATCGACCAGCGCTTGGACGTGGGCGATATGTTCGTCGGTTACCTTGCTGCCCGGCGTACCCATGCCCTTCATTGGCCCGGTGGCAAAAACGAGCGTCTTGACGCCTTCTTTCGCGGCCGCTTCGGATTGATCTTGCATCACTTGGACGGTGCCGATGGAGCCGACCAAAGCCGTGGGCGAATTCGCGGTGATGCGTTCGCATTGGGATGCGATCCAGTACGCTGCGGATGCTCCGAGGTCGTCGATGTGCGCCCAGACCGGTTTGCTCTTCCGGGCCGCTTTCACTTCGTCGGCCAGGTCGGACGTGCCGGCAACAGTTCCCCCAGGCGAATCAATCGCGAGAAGGATCGCGGAAATGTCCGAATCGGCTGCCGCGTTGCGGATGTCGCGACGAATCTGAATCGTCGAGGTTCCGCCCATCGAGGATTGGGCTTTCATCAGCAGGCCGGTCAAACGGATAACGCCAATGCTCTTTCCGCTCGCCGTTGATTGCTTGTCGATCGCCGCGCGCTGCTCGAGCGGCTCGGCCATATGCGCGAGAAAGTCCATCTGCCGGGCGGCATTCCAGATCCCCGAAAACGTGATTGGTTCGCACAACCACGGTCCGACATAGTCGTCAAGGCGCGCGAACAGGGGAACTTGCAGGAGGTTCATGATCGACCTCCTGCGTAATGACCGTTGCGGTGAAACCCATTGCGGCTTGGCTTCGGAGTGCTCGGCCGGGGAGCTGGCATCGCGAAGAATTCGGCGACAACCATTTCGGCGACGGTTTCAGAGATGCCGTTTTCAGTGAGCGCGTCGAGGAGCCTGCTTTGCGCTTTGGGATCGGCGTTCTGATCGGGAGCCTCGTCAGGAGCCTGGTCAGGTTGACCGGAAGGAATGGGAGCGCTGAACAGCATCGGCCAGGGCAAGCCTTTGGAGATCGCGTAGTCGCGCTCCTTGGCGAGCTGGTCCATGTGCTCGTAAACATCCTGCCCATACTCGGCAAGGATTTCTTTCAGTGTGCTGGTGCCGTTCTTTAGACGGATGTCGTCGGCATTGGCGTCTTTCTGCTGGTCGATCCCCTCGAAGCCGTCATAGTTCCAACTCCAACTCCATTCCTCAATGGCGGGCGCGTCGAGCGGAACTTCATCGACGAAGCGGGCCTCTTGCTCCCACGCGCTCAGGACTCGATCCGCGACGATGGATTCGAAGTCGAACCGGTCGATGCGCTTCTCGCGGTGGTATGGGACATGGTCGAGACGGCCCGAACTGTAGTTCATGTCTTTCGAGCTGCCCGACACAACATTGAGCGGAGTTCCTGAGCCGCGCCCGCACTCCGCCAACAGCTCGGATTTGAACTGCGGATAGGTCGTCGTCGGCTGCTTGGCGTCGAATTGGGTGGCCTCCCATCCTTCAGGCAAGCTCATCAAAGCGCCGCGAACCAGCTCGAAGAAGCTCCAGTTGTCCACTTCCTGCGCGACGCCGCTGGCCGGCGGCAGATTCGTCTTCATGATGCCGGCGAGCATTGCCGCGAATTCGGCAGCGGTCAGTGTGGCCAGCGTGTAGCGGCGGAGTTGCGAGAAGAGCGGCAGCGATGCCGAAATTTTTGGAATGCCGTGCCACTGATCGCAGCGATCTTGTTCGTACCAATGAATCACATTGCGGGCGGCCACGGTGTCGAACACGCCGGCGATCGTCATGGCAACGAGCCCGCGCCATTCGCCCGGGTGATAGCGCAGGAAATAATACTCGACATGGTTCCCGTGCTCGTCGACCTTGATGCCGTCCCAGATCGTCGGATCGGTCAGCTTGTCCCAGGGCGTTTGATTTCTCTCGATCTCGATCAATCGAAGATCGAGCTTCACCTTGTGATTGATTTCCGGATTGGTTTGCAAAAGCGCGATTGCGCCGCCGCTATGGCCGTTGGCTTTTTCCATCAGCCGGTACTTGAGCCCGAGACCGACGGCTTTTCCCCAGCGCGCGAAACTCCGCTCGATCTTCTTGGCCATCGCGCCCGATTTGTCACCGGGAATGCTCAGTTGCAGGCGCGGGCAGGTGCCGATCAGATCGTAAGCGCTGGTGCGAACCATCCCGCGCGCGTAGTTGTTGTTGACGAATTCGAGCCGGGCCCGATCGCGAGCCTTCTGGCGGACGCCTTGGTTGAAGGCCGCGTTTGGTCCAAGCGAGTCGGCATCGCGCCATAATCGCTTGCTGAATTCGTCCGAGCTGGCCGCATCCACCTTGGCATGCATGCCCCGAATTTCGGTATGCAGATTGCGCTTCTGTTCGCGCACGCGATCGGCTTCGGGATTGCGTCCGCGAAGTGCGTCCACCATGCGTCGGAAGATGCCTGCCATAATTCCTCAGCGCCCGAACGGATCGCTTGGCGTGTCAATCTCGGTCCAATTCGGCAAAGCGCGAGCGGGTCGAATCGCGCCGCCCCATGCCGAGCCGGCCCCGATGTTGGTCACCGCCGCGGCGCGATCGGCGAGCTTGATCTGATCATCAGCCGAAATCGCTTTGGCGGACTGGCCATCCGAAATAGCTTCCGCGATGCCCTCTACGGCAGCGGTCGCGATTGCGGCTTCGATATCGGCGGGGGTTGCCATTTGGTCTGACCCGGAAAACACGAAGGGACCGACGCTTTCGCGCGGCCCCTCAGCGGGTCGTCGAGCTGCTGAGACTCTACCGGGGAGCTTATTCCCGGTTATGTCCCGATCAGAACCGCGCGAGAGTGCGGCCCCTTCTGAATGTCTGTTGGGATCATAGATGGCCACTCACGAGAACCGCAAGCGGCAAAGCGAATCGGAGTGGGTGGAATACTACGACGTAGTAGACTTTCAGCGCGCCGCCAGTTTCGCGAACTTCTTTTTGCGCTTGGGAGCTTTCTCGCGCTTGGGGGTCTGGCGCTCTTCGGTGCGAATGGAATAATCGCACGCCGTGCAGGTGCGATACCGGACGATCAACATGGGGAGTTTGCGGGCGACCGTGATGACGTGCAGTCGCTGGCCGTAACATTCTGGGCAGAAAAAACCCTTCAGACGCTTCTTCACGTCGTTCGCCCTCGTCATGAGGTCGTTTCTTCCGCAGCGAACGTGGCTGCGAAAATCCACGGGCATTCTATCGCGAAACGTCCACCAGCTCAACCGTTATTCGCCGGCGGACTGAACGGAATCTCTTTGCCCGTTGGCTCCACGATGCGAGCGCCTTGGAAGCAATTGAGACACCAGCCTTGCGCGGTTGTTGTTGGAGTGCCTCTGCCGCATTGGGTGCAGGCATAGAGCGGCCGCGTTTGGGTTGGAGGATGCACAATCACGCCTTTGCCTGGAAGAACTTCGATATCCGATGCCGGGTTCAATAGATTCAACGACTCCGCCGTTCTCCCGCAATAGTTGCAGGTCAGCGACGAATCGAATTCGTGAGTATGTGGCTTCATCACTTTCCTCTTTTCGCTTCGAAGGCGCGACGCCTTTGCTCATAATCGGCCCGCGCATCAACCTTGGATTTTGCCTTCTCCGGTTCGGGCGCTTCTCCGGCAGCCGTCGCCGAGGAGAATTGTATCCGGATGACATTCGCGCCTACAGCGCATCCGACAAGGCAATCCCATAGATGGTTTTCTTTGTTATCGGGTCGAACGTAGAAGGCTTCGACCTTTCTGCCACTCAACGAACCAATCAGTTCCGCGCGATACTCACTCAGTAGATGGATTGCCAAAAGCGGATGCTCGATCAGCTTGCTCCCAGGGAGATAGATGCACGTCGCCGACCCCGGCGCGGCGAGCAGCGAATTGCAGACCTGAGACTTCCAGGGGCGAGTATCGAAACTGACGAATCGACCCTTAGCGCTTGTCTTCATATCGACGCGCCAATTCCAACCCACTTCATCGCCGGGTTCTTTGCGGTACTCGTTCAGCGGCTTGGAGTTTGGATCAATCGAGCGGCCTTTGCTCGCGCGCCAGAGCGCTTTGAGCGGCGAGCGGCCGATGAATTCGTGAACGGTGTCGGTCCACTTGCCGGCGTCGATCATGCCGACGGAGATTGTAAAACGTCCATCGCCGTCCTGCTGCGGATAGGACTTGGCGGTCAAAGCGCCGACGACTTCGCCGAGCGCCTTGTAAATCCGGGCCTTTTCTTCGAGATTGGGGTAGAGTTGCGACAGGGGGCGCGGGACGTTCGCGGACTCGAAAATTCCAGATTGCTCGGGGAACGTCCCGTAGTCGATGACAGCGCCGCCGAACTTGTCCGACCATGCGCAGATCATCCAGTACAGAACTTCTTGCCCCAGGTCGACGAAAGCCGTCAGCTTGTTGCAATCGCGCGGAACGATGCCAAGAGGGAGCGTGTTTTGATGCACGGCCAGATCCTCTTCGGCAAGTTGACGGAGGCTGGTAAGGATCGCGGTTTGCTTGGGATCATTGTTTAATTCGGCGGCGGCGCCTTCAGGATCGTCTATGAATTCGTCCATTACATATTGGACAGCGGTCACCTTGCCTTTGGTGTACTCTGGCCAGGCGATGGCGGCGCCTTCGTCCATCGCCGTCTGATTCTCAAGATAAAAGTCAGTCCCGGCCCTCCCGTCATCGCCAACTCGCAAACCATCTGCGCGAATCTCTCGATACTGATCCCAGAGCTTCTTGTTCGTCGGGAAGGCATGCACCAGTTTGCGGCGATCGCCGTTGAACTCCGGATGCTTGTCCCGGTTCGTGAACTCATCGACCATGTCGCCCGGATAGATGATCGTGCAAGGCATCATGCATGCTATGCGCTTCTTTGGCCCCGCGAGCTTAAGAGCGGCGCGCTGAACGATCCGCATGCGCTTCTTGTTTTGCATGGGCGAGGCCGCAGATTCGTCGGTTTGTGGATCGTCCAGTAGAACGAGATCCGGACGGAGCTTCCCTCGCTTGATGCCACGGATGCGGCCAGTGATTCCAGTAACGCGAATAATCGACCCGGATGATGGAGCGCCAGACACGGTGGGAAAAACAATCTCATCCTGCCCCCATTCCAGTTGCGTGCTGTGGCCCTCCAGCGTCTGGCCGTTGCAGCGGTTCGCTATTCCCTCGAGCGCTCGGATGGCGTGGCAGACCTCCGGAAAATCATCGTAGAGCAACTCGTTCGTTTCGAGGTCGAGTTTGATCGTTTCGAGAATGTCCGTCGCGGCATCGCCTGTCGAACCGATGATTACGCTAAATCTCCGGTGGCCGTAGATGTGCGCCCACTCGTCGGCGCTTTCGCACAGCGTAGTCTTCCCGCCGCCGCGGTACATCGCGAAAGCGTACAGACCGCCGGCCAAAATCGTCTGCTGAAGGATTCTGATCGCGTCGAGATGATCAGGAGACCAGGGCAGCGGGAAACGATCGGCCCAATAGGTTTCGCAGGCCAATTGGAAATTGAGTCGGCAGGCTTCTTTGCGCTCGGGATTGACGACAGAAGGCAGCGGTCCGATGTCGCGCCCGGACGTGGACTTGGCTTTCGACCTGGCCGCCGCGTCCGCTTTGTGCCGGCCGTAGGAGTCGTCCGGCTGCCCGTCGGCCATCTTCTCCGCGTCGCGCAGTTTCTTCGCTTGCTCGCGGAGTTTCTTGCGTGCTTCGCGGAGTTTCTCTTTGGAGTCGCTCATTGCCCGGCCGCTTCCTGGCGGATAGTGGATTCGGCCGACGAGAGCCGAACTACTCCGGATTATACTCCCAAATTCCAAGCCGACCTTTCACCGACGGCGTTCCATCGACTGCAACGGGATTCTCGACGAGCCAGCATATCGGCCCTTCAGCCGTCCAATGGCCGCGCAGGTCCGTTGGCAGGCTTGCGATCGGAACGCAATCAACGAGTTCCACCCTGCAAATAATCTTCCCGCATTGCGCGGCCAGCGCATCGTAATCGGGTGCATCGAGGAGGGATCGCTCTCGGCAGAATTGCAACCATGCCGCCGGCCTAAAGGGCATGCGGGCCGAGACGTGGATCAGCAGCGGCGCGCGGTGCCTTGTTGCCCAGGTCCGGTTTTCGATCGGCTTAAGGCCGTGGGCGATGAGCGCCGCCCACGGCTGCTTGACGGTCAACGCTTTCATGCTGCGATCCCTTCCCGTTCGACGATAACGATTGCTTCCTGAATTCGACGCGCGAGTGACGGAGCCGGCTCCCTCTTGCCGCGTTCGATTGCGTACAGCGTCGAAACTCCGCACTGCGCGAGAAGGGCGAACTTTTCGGCCGGGCAGTTGAACCGCTCCCGAATCTCGCGCAGCTTGACGACGGTCGCGGCGCTTGATCCTGCGACCGGAGCTGTTGGCGCGACATTCGGCGGCGTCGGCCGACTCGACTTAACCGGATCCGCAGCCGTGCGAACATGCGGCGTCAGCAGTTGAAGAACTCGACGGAGAGAAACGTCGCCCTTGTCGTCGGCCACCTTGCCGAGTTCGTCAATGTCCGGAGCGTCGGTTCGGCCCGTCTCAGCGAACCATACTCGGTTGACCAGTTCTTGCGCCGGTCCGCGCATCAACAGGCCGCCCGACTGAAACATGAACCGCTCGCATCGATCGCGGAGACGGGCCGGAAGCTTCTCTCCGTTGTTCGTCGTGAAGATAACCACCGTCATCAACGGCAGCGATTCGAGCACGTCCAGCCAAACGTAGGCCGCGTTAGGCGACATGCAATCGGCTTCGTTGACGATCAACACCTTCCAGCCGCTGCCCTGCCAAGGTCGCGTCCTGAGATTGTCCACCGCGCGCCGTACCGTCTCGCCCGTCTGTTATTTCTCTGTAAGATTCATCTTCGTCATGCTCCCTCAACGAGCGTGGCAGGCCGGAAGTGCTACAACACTTCCGGCCATCTTCATTTCAACGAGCCACGTTGGCCCGTTACTCACACAAATATAAGCCGTGGTTTATGCGAAGTGAAGGATGAAAAAGGCCGAATTACTCGGCTTTCCCTGCGGTTTCGTGGCTGATGCGTGGCCAGCAACGACTTGCGTCGGATGGGAATTTCTGAAAAAGATTCCCGCCGTCCGGTCGAGCCGGCGCGGCGGGAAGGTGGGGCTGTCAAGCCAAGGCCTTGCGGCCGCGTTTCCCCTCTTCCGGTTTGGCCGTGCTGTCGCGAAGTTCCGCGAGGGCGGTTGCCACTTCCGCGAAGTCAGCATCAGTGGGCAGTTCCTGCCTGATCTCTTCCAGGGCGTCAGCCTTGGCAGCACGGAAGGCGGCCAGGATCGCCCCCTTGAAGGGCGTGTAGAAGGCCTTGGCGGCGAGCGTGAATGGGTTCAGAGTCATGATCTTTCTCCAGAGAAGTAAGGGCGATGTTGTTCATTTTCGTGTGACAATCTTTCCGGTCGAACACTCGAAGATCTCTTTCCCGAAACTGCGATCCGCGGCTTTCGTCGCGGCCTCCAGCGTGCGATGGAACTTCACGCCGTCGGCTTCGATCCGCGCGAAAGGGAAGCGACTGCGGCTGAGCGATCGCCGTCTGCCCTCTTGCGCTTCCCACTTCTCCACGATTTCCGCGTGCGGCCGGCAAATCAGAAGAACGATTTCTTCGGCCCAAAGCCCGGCCGTTCGCAGGTTGGCAATGACTTCTTCGTCGTCGCAGCCGGCATCCATCAGCGCGTCGGCGAGGATCGGGCCTATCTCCATCGCCGCATGACGTTGCTGCATGGTGCCGCGCGGCCGCTTCTTGGCGGTACTGGCCACGTCGAGGACAGTCGATGAAAGCCAAGCGGGGTTGATCGCAGTCACGGCTGATCTCCGGTTAGCTGTTGATGTCGCCAATCAGCGTGAACAGGAAGGCGATCGCGTAGCCGAAACCTTTGACGACCTGGGGCACGACGAACCACCAGCAAAAGAAGCCCCCTTCGTACAGGCAGACGGACACGAAGCCCGTGACGGTCACGATCGCGAGCAGAATGGCGAGGATGAGCAGTGCGGTCAGCATTTCGTTTCTCCGTTTGTTAAGGTTGTCCAACATTCCGCCGCCGGGGAGTCGAACCCCGGCGTTCCATTCGGCGGCCTACTTTCGGCTTCGGACTTTGTCGTGGCCTTTGATCACACCGCTCACAAAGGCTTCGAGGCACTTCATCAGGAAAGTCTTGATCGTTCGCATTTCGTTTCTCCGTTTCTTGTTTCGTTCGCCATCACGTAGATAAATATAACCGGCAATATCTTACCGGTCAAGATGAGACGGCAAGATTTTACCGGATTTATCTGTAACCCAATTATTTATTGGCGTGGCGAGCGGAAATATTTTCAGGAAATGAGGTCGGCAGGCTGGACTCCCAGCACTTTGGCCATTGAGTCGAGAGTTTCCAGCGTCGGCGGAATCTCGCCAGACTCATAGAGGCGAACTGATCGCTCGCCAATGCCCACCGCGAGCGCGAAAGCCGGCTGACTCATCTCGGCGGCCGTGCGGAGTTCGCGTAAGCGCTTAGGAAAGATGGCAGCAGCGGATTTGAACTTGGCTTTCATGCAGCGATTATACGCGGCAATATGTTGCCTGTCAACCAATCGTAGAAATGTGCTTCCACGCCTTTCGATCCACGATTCGGCAAGCGTGCGCAAGGCTGATGTGGAACCGGTTGGCGATGGATGTTGGCGAGTACCCGCTGCTGCTCATCGATAGCATCTCGCGGACTTCCACTTCGGTAAGTCTGGCCATTCCATGCCCCTCGCCTTTCGCCATGTTCGCGGCCGCGCCGTGCTTCCTTCGATCCTCCCAATTCTCCACTGGCGTTCCCCAGCGAAGATTATCGCGGCGGCAGTCGGACTTGATGCCGTTGCCGTGAAGTCCCTCCATCCCATCCGGGCGCGGTCCGACGAACGCTTCCAGAACCAACAGGTGAACCAGTGCCTTTACCTGTTTGCCGTCGTTGCGGTACAGGGCAGCGCGCGGGTATCCGGTCCGGTTATTTGTGAGCGCCAGCTCCCGCCATGTCGAACCTTCGACGTATCGAGCGCCAACGCATTTCCCATTCACGTTAGGCGATGTTTGTTGGTGGTTGCTCCAAACCGTTCCGTCGCTGCCGACGACATATCCAGAAAATCCGCTGATGGGACAGTACGCAATCGTAGAATCGAATTCAGGCATGATCGGCTCCTTGAAGCTGATTGTGTTTAGAGTGAAGGTGTGGGGTAACAGCCCATGCCTTCGCTCGTTTTTATATTCACTTCTCGTTCCGACTCAATGGCACTTTCACGGCGCGGTCAGGGTCAATTTGTCATCGTTGCGCACGGAATGGTACGCGAGCAGTTCGCCAGCCTGGCCGAGATCCTCGAGGATTGCGAGCGCTGCGCGCCGCTGCTCTTCTGGATGATCGCGCCAGTTTCGTTGATTGGGAAGTATCTCGCCCGCCTTCATGCGGCGGCGATCGACTATCCGATTGCGATGAGATTCCATCGCGGAAGGGTAGCAAGGAGACGGTGGGCTGCCGGGGTGATTTCGGGGGTGATTATGGGGGGGGCATTGGACCTCTCCTCAGTTCGGCGCGCAGAACTCCAAGAACTGCCACATCTTTTCGGCCATCTCTGGCCCCGGCTGCGTCCCGCCCCACTCGTGAGCGGCCCTCCATTGAGATTGCCTTGGGCAGGTCTTATGATCTCTTCCGGTTGTTCTGCGCATCTCTGCATCAAAACTCGCGGACCGGGCCGCGAAACCCCCACACGCTGCGGGCCAGTAGGAAGCCCTCGCACAGTGGACGCGATTTGCTCAACCGGGAGCATGCGGAATGGAACTCGAAATGAGTATATCGGACGCCGGCTTCGAATTAAAGCACCGTGCCCGTTTTCGCTCTCAACTGGGCGCGGGTCACACGGAGCGCCGCAATCTGTTCATTCAATTTAGCAATCTCTTGAACGCGCTCTTCTGTGTATTCCTCGAACGACAGCCGCCTTCCGCCTTGACCTCGATGGTATGCTTCCATCCGCTTTAGTTTTTCACGCATTTTGTGAACATTCTCCGCCGCATCCAAGTATCCGAGTCGCATCAGAATCTCACTCGCATCGGCATGCGGAGGAACGCCACTTGCGACTTCCGGAAACGGGATCGCGGCCTGAGACAACTTTCCGTCCGAGAAATAAGCCGCGACCTTGCGGCACATTTCCACGAATTCCTCGACCGTCATCGCGCCCTTTGCCGAGTTGACTTCTCGCTTCACAATCGCGATATTCTCAATTTGATTTGACCCGCCGCGGCCCACCGGAATCTTATGATCCGCTCCGGCATTCTCGGGCGTGAGTTGCTCTCCGGTGTATGCGCAGTGAAACCCCTGCCGATGCAACAGGGAGAGGATGTCTTTGGTCGTAACGCTTTTAGTCGGCATTCGGCATTCTCCTGATCTTCAGATTGGAGCAAATTCTCGCGGCTCGATTTGCCCATTTCCGCTTAAAGTCTTTCAGGCTCGATGGGGCTTCTACTTCGAGACGGGCACACTTATTTAGCCTTCCAGCAAGCGCTTCCGCGACACGTATCCAGCCTTCTTGTCGAAATGCCGCAAGTGCAATTGAACCAATACGTTGCCTTCTGCGGCGCGATATGCTTTTGGCGATGCTTTGGGCGAACTCGACCCAAGCGCTTTTTGGCGCGCGGGAGCGTATCGACCGAACGAGATTCGTCAGCGATTTTTGCGTCCACTCGACCATTTGGAGCCTGCCAAAATTGGGACAAACAAACTGAGTGCAACCTCGCGACTGTTCCCCACGCCGTCGCGCCCGAAAAACCATCGGGAAGGACCCATCCCGTTCTCATCCTGCGCCATATACAGGCCCTCAATAGAGCCTTCTATTAGAGCCCTCTAATAGAGCGCCCCACAGTGGCCCTCTATACCAGATTCGCCAGCCCGGGAAACGCCTCCGGATCATGCGCCGCTCGAGGGTCGCAGGATCAGGCGGATGCAGCTGCGGTCGCACAATCACGCGTCCGGATCCCGAGGCAGCTTGGCCAGAATCGCTTGCCGCTCCAATCGAGGCAACCGCGCAAGCCCAGCCGCCCAGGTCTCTACCTTGCGGCGAACGCGTTCGCGCTGCCGTTTGTTGTTCCCAAGATATGCGTAATCGTGAAGGGCTTCGGGCTCGGGATAGTTCATCCAGACATATTCCCGACCCATGCGCCGGCCGCGCGTCATCGCATCGAAACTAATGTGCCGCCATCCCTGCAGCGACTCGGCATAGAGCGACGAGTAGTAACCCGAGATCGCCACGGGGCAGGGAAGCCGTTTGAGAACGGCGAGTAGTTCGACGTGCTGAGCCTCCGTCATTTCATGCCGATAGATCCGGCCCGAGCTTCTCGTCTTGAGCAGATAGGGTGGGTCACAGTAGACGAACCAGCGCGGTACCGGGCCAGCGGATCCGGCGACAGCGGATCCGGCGACTGGTGATGACGCGACCCGGCCGACGGTTGGGCGGCCGCCGACGCGAGATGATGCGCCATCAGCTGAGGCCGCTCGATCCGGCGTCCCCACCAGGTAAAGCCCGAACGTGTGCTTCAACCACTCGATGCCGCAACAGTTGTAAATTTCGATGCTCAGGTCCTCGCCGCTCCATCCTGCGACGTGGCCGGCAGTGCCGTCGAATGCGGCGGCCGTCGCTGGATCGATTTCAATAGCGATATTGCGAAGCGCAGGCCGCTTGCGCCGGATGATCGCCCCATCGCCGAGGAACGCCTCGACATAGATTTCGTGCGGTGGGATCTGGTTGATGATCTTCTGATATGTGCCAGCGCCCGCCTTGCCGCCAGGGAAGCCCACGGAATGCCCTCTCGACGTCATCAGCCGTTCAATCCTGCGACGCTTGCCGGCAATCAGCGAAACAGCCCATCAGTCGGAGCGATCAGCCCTTTCGGAGTGATGATCCCCATCGTGCGAAGCCATCCAAGGTTTGCCCCGTAACTGCCGCCGTTCGGATGCAAGCCGAGGATCTCAGCCAATTCGTCGCGCGAAACGGGGCGGCCGACTTCGATCAGCGTTCGGATGATCCGGCGTTTGGGTTCTTCGTCCAGCGCGGCAAGAGCGGCTTCGACGCCGGTTGTTTGCTGGCGCGCCGTTGACGTGCCGAGTTCGGTCAGTCGAAAGCCGTCGAGATACCCTTCACCGCGGAGCCTGCCGAGATTGGCGCCATAACTCCCGCCGTTGGGATGGATGCCGAGCCAGCGGGCCACGGTATCGCGGTTTGCGGCAATCCCGCGCGCGTCGAGCATCAGAACGGTATCGAGGATCGCTTGTTGTGGCCCGGTCAGATCGCCGGTCGGAGCGATCGGCTGCTTGACAATTTGAGGCTTTTGTGTTGTTTGCTTGACATGCTTGTACGTGTCAAGTAATGGCTTTGGTTGAACCATTGGCCCCGGCCGGCTAACAGCCGGAGCAAAGGCGCTCCGCAGATTGCCGGCCGCGTCCGATGCTTTATCCGCAATCGCAATCAGATGGCCGATGATCTTCTCCGTCCGGTCGAGTTCGCCGTTCTGGAACATCGGCACTTCGACGATCTTCTCCACTTCGATCGTCTTCGTCTCTGCCGGCCTCTCGCGAAGCTGCTTCTCCAGTTCGGCGATTCGCTTCTTGAGTTCCTTGGGATCATTGGCCTTGGATTGTTCGGCCGCGTCCGAGATCTGCCGACCCAGCGCTGCGATGTCGATCGCGGCCCGAGCTTTGGGTTTCTTGGGCTGTTCGCCGACTTTGGGCGTTGCCGAGCTATCGAATGTCTCGCGTCGGCGGATTCGCGACTGCCGCATCTCGCCGAGCCAGCCAGGAGACCAGAACCATGCGGTGCCGATCGGCAGAGCCGCGAGCGAGTCGATCATCGTCTTGGCAATCGCCGGGTCGCCATGAACATTGACCCATTCCTTGATCGCGGCAATGTCGCGCGGGTGGACGATCCGCATGGCGACCAGCACTTCGCATTGGGTGAGGACCTGCTTCGCCAGGTCGGCCGGCCGCTGCGTAATCAGGGTGCAACCGATTCCCTTCTTGCGGCCGCGCTTGACGATGTCCTCCAGGGCGCCGACGAGTTGGGCTTCGTCGCCGAATGGTTTTTGCGGGGCGACGTCGTCCGCCTCGTCAACGAACAGGTGGAGCGGCTCGCGGTTCAGCCGGTAGAGAGTCTCGAGGAACGGCGAAAGGAAGCGGCGAACCTGTCCCTTGCGGAGCAGCGAAAGGTCAATGATCGCGCTGAAGCGGTTCTCGACGATGGCCTGCGCGATGATCTCCCCGGCCGATTCGTTCAATGGCACGTCGGCTTGCTCGCCGCCGATGACGACGATTGGAAATCCGGGCGACTTCCCGTCCGCACTGGAGCGCAAGCCATGCCAAGCGCCCGTCGGGTCGATCGCGATAATCTGCTGTCCGGCTTTGAGCATCTCTTCGGCCATTACGCTGGCGAGGTAAGACTTGCCTACGCCGCGCTTGGCCAGGATCGCGAAAGTCTGAGTGACCGCCTCGACGGGCAGCGTCAGGTTGTCGCCAATCTGCAACTTGTTCATTCGTTTGGCTCTCTCAGATTTCCACAGGGCACTACAACGAGCATTTTGTTGATGTCAACAAGATGGTTTCGCAGCCGGAGCTGATTTTGGTGCAGCCGCGAACGTGGTTGAACGTATGGTGGCACCATTGAATTTTCGTGTTCTCAGCCATTGATGTGACTCCATGCTTTGCCGCGTTCCAATCCCGCCGCCGTCAGCCTATAAACACCTTGCTTGTCGCTGCCGCGCCCGCCGCCGATGCGCTCCAGCGTCGGCGTACCGCTGCGCTTTTGCCACGGCTTGCGCGGGACCATCATCGACACGTACGATTGAATCGCTTTGGTGTTCGGGTAAAGCTGCTCATAGCCGCGCATCCCGAACCGCTTGCGATCGGCCTCCCAAACCAGAACGCACAAGTCCGGCCATGTGAAACTGGCCTCGATGCCGTACCCGCCCGATGCGCGGACCAGTGCTGCCAGGATGGAATCAGCGACGGTCATTTGCACGCGATCCTCAGAAGTTGCACCAGACGCATTCAACCATGCGGCGCTTGCTCTTGCCGCCAGCGCTGTTGTTCGGAAGCTCGAAGTCGTGCCGGGTCCACCCGCAATCACGCTCGAAGTTGCTGTACAAATCGGACCGATAACCGCTGAGCAAGAATCGTCCCTTGATCTGCCTGAGAGTTGTCAACAGTTCCTCATGCTCGTCTGCGCTCATCTCGTGCGCGTACTCGCCCGTTGTCGCCCGGGTTTCGTGAAGGTATGGTGGATCGAGATAAAAGAGCGTATCCGGCCCGTCCTGCTGGCGAATGACTTCCAGAGCGGGCCGATTCAGGATCGCAACACGACGAAGGCGAGCATGAACGGCGGGCAGGCCATCGACTGCGGTCATCCATGCGCTGGCCTGTTCGTTCATGCCGCGGCGTGTGCGCGTGCGAGACAGTGGCGCAAAGTCTTTCATCCGGCCGGCCATCGATTGACGGCAGCAGACGAAGAAGGCGGCTGCGTCAGAAACTAAATCGCCTTTGACGGCTGCCATCGCATTGTCGAAAAGCGCCTCGGAAAACGGCATTGCGGATACGTGGCGGTGAAACTGCTCGAATAAATCAGGATTCATAAGGCACTGCCAAAAGCCGGTTAGCGGCCCGTTTAGATCGTTCGCGACTTCAGACACGCCCTCGGGATCTTTGGCCAACATCACCGAGAGCCCGCCGGCGTATGGCTCGACGTAGTGAATGTGCGGCAGCATGAGCGCGACGATCTTGGGCGCAAGATAATGCTTGCCGCCGTGCCACTTCAATGGTTGGGTGAGATTGCTCATTGGAAAACATCCTCCGTCCAGAGAAGATTCTGAACACTTCCATCGGCGTGATAACCAGGCAAAAGCACGTCGCCAGTCGGCTCGGTTCCTGCCCACCCATCAGGCCAGGTGTTCGCTCCGATGAGGTCGCGGATGCGCGATTCTTCTTGCGCGTCGAGATGGTCAACGCTTGGCCGGCCGGCCGCTGTCGTGTTCACTTCCGCTTGGATCGTCAGCACTCGATCAAGGGCCTCCAGCCGAGCGGCCATCGTCAACGGGCCCATGCGCTGCTGATTCTTGCAAAGCGTGCCGTCCTTCAGCCGTTCGCCGCCGGGCTTCCGCAACCTGTTGCGCGGCAAGCGAAGATCGTCATAGACGCCCCGGATCTTCTTGAGAGGAGCCAGGTAATCCCAGCGCGGCAGCTTGATGACGGCGTCGAGGGCCGAATCCCGACTTGCCAGCGGACAGCAGACGCAGCCAGTCCGCGCGTTGATTTCCTGCGCTTCGTCTCCGCCGTACGCATCGGCCAGCAAAGCGGTTGACCAGTCGCCGAACTCCGCTTGCGGCGCCCAATGCTTGAGCCACTCCCAGACGTGGCAGACCCGCCAATGAACGATTGGCGCCAACGTGTCCGCATTCGCTCCCTCCAGACTTTGCTGGAAGTAGCCTTGCCCGCATTCGGCCCCGTTGGTCGAGCAGGAAAGAGCGATGCGGTTGTCGCGGGCCGCCGATTCGCCGAGGCGAACGCCGGTGATGACCAAAACCTTGCGGCCTCGGGCCTGCGCGAGTTTGCGAACCTCTTCGGCCATCGGCTCGATTTTGATCTGCCGAGTGCAATAGCGAAGCGTGTTGTTGTTCGGCGGAGGAACGCCACGGCCGAGGATGTAGACCCACATTCGTTTATCGAGCGGCGGAAGGACAACGCGGGAATCGATCGACCGGAAACCAAGTTCAGTGCGGATCTCGGCCGCGCAATGCCAAAGTGGCAGAATCTCTTGACGGGTGTCCGCGTACAGAACCGTGATGGTCTCGGGCTTTGGAACCTGACCCGTTTCGATCAGATAGAGAACCAGAGTCAGGCACGTCGTTGAATCCTTGCCGCCGCTCCAGGCGAAAACCCAATCATCATAGGTCGAGCCGTGGACGCGCAGGCTTTCGGCCGTCAAGCGGATTGAATCGGTCATTTGCATACGCTCGGTGTCGAAGAGAGTCTTCACGCTGCTTCCTCCAATGTTGCCGCGCACAATTCGCGTGAGATTCCCACCGGCACGGCATTGCCGATCTGCTTCACGATGTCGCCGCGATTGCCAGCGAATTTGTAGTCGGCCGGAAAGCTCATCGCCGCCGCCAGTTCATGCGGCTGCAACATGCGAAAGAGGATGTCCAGTTGCGCGGGCTCGACGAGGCCGAGACGGTCTTTCGTCGTTACTGTCCTGATGGGGTTATTGATCGAATCGGCTTCGCTGCACGCGCCGTAGTAGGGCACAAGGAACGGCTCGACCAAAGCATTGTCTCCGCCGTTTTGCGCTGTCACCGTGCGCATGGGTTGATCGATTGAATCAACATCCATCCGGTCGAATTGTCGATGCGGGAGAATGAATGGCTGAACCAATGCGTGCCGTTTAATTGTGGTGACCGTCGGCAACGGATCGTCCAGCGAATGGCAGCGCCGCTCTTCTCCGCCTTGATTGGCCGCGTTGACGATGAATGGCTGGATCAGGCCGTGCGTGTTCCCTGTTGTGAACGTAGGAACCGGTTGACCGATCGATTTGGCCGAGTGCTCAATGTGATAGTTGCTTGTCCCTCGCAACAGCAGCAGGAAGGGCTCGGCATTCGCGCCGCCGAACTTCTTCAGACCCGCCTCGATGCGGGTCAGCGTGTTCTCGCTGAGCGGCCGCTTGCGTCCGAAGATGCTCAGGCCGCGCATCCGCCAGTCGATGATTTCGCGAGCGGGCTTCCACGGAAGGCGATCGTTGAACAGCACGGGCCGTTGATCCTTCGCGTGCGTGGGCTCCGGCCAGCGAAGCGCCCGTCGGCCGCGAACCGCCTGAACGAATAGCCGTTCGCGCGTCGTCGCATCGCCGAAGTCGGCAGCGTTGAGCACGCGCCAATCGACCCGGTAGCCCAGGCTCCGCAGCGCTTCGAGGAACGTCTGGAACGTCTCGCCTCGCCGACTCTTGAGCGGCCGGCCGTTGCTGCCGATCGGACCCCATGAAGTGAACTCGCGCACGTTCTCGATGATGATCCGATTGATCTGCAGCGCCGTCGCCCAACGGAGTATGCACCATGCCGAGGCACGCGACTGATCGTTGACCGGCTTGCCGCCACGGGCCACCGAATGATGAGTGCATTCGGGAGAGGCAACCAGAAGATCCAGCTTCCCGCCCGGAATGGCCTTTCGCGGGTCCATCGTGGCCAGATCTTCGCAGGCATGATGCGCCTTCGGGTGGTTCTTGGCATGCGTCTCGACCGCGAGCGCCCAGTGATTGATCGCGGTCAATTCAACACGGCGACCCAATCGAGCGCACGCTTGGAGCAACCCGGTCGAAGTGCCGCCGGCTCCGCAGAACAAGTCGGCGGCGTGAATGCGTTTCTTCAAATTTCCGTCCCTTCGAATAATTCGCCCTGAATGCCTCGAACCGGCCGATCGGTCAACTCTTCGACCTCGACAAAACACGTCGCCTTGACGCCCTTGCATTTCGGCGGGAAGTAATCTCCCACCAGCGAAGCCACTTCCTTCACCCGATCGTTTGGAATGATTTCTGCCTGCCGGAGCATGTCCAGCAACGGCTTCCAACAATTGTCGAGGTCCCGAGCCTTCGTGAAGCCTTCGCCGCCGTGAACTTCCAACCGAACGCGAATCGGCAGCGTCTTGGCCGGTTGCATCTCCGCCTTGACCTTGTAGCCGGCCTGCAAAAGCCACGATTCGTATTCCTTCGTATTGACCTGAAACGGCGGCTTCTTGGGGTCTTTCGGCCATACCGTGCGGTGCATGGCGTTGGCCGAAATCGGGATCGGTATTTCGCAGCGCTGGATCATGCTTCACTCATCGAACAAAAGATAATCCGCTCGGAGCTCGAACGCCTTGCAAAGCCGAGCAAGGATTGCAACCGATGGCAGGCACTTGCCTGTTTCGACCTGCCAGAGATGCGTCTTGGAAATCTCGATCTTCGCGGCGAGCGCTTCGAGCGACCAGCCGCGCGACTGTCGCGCGGCGCGAACCACGGCCGCGAATCGATCGGGACGGAAGGAGAAGATCATGCGCTCGCCTCTTCGCTCGCAGGCTCTTCCGCGTTCACGTCCGTGAACAAATTGGGCTTGGCTGCGTCCTTCGCGATTTCAACGAAGTCCTGCAGGTCCTTGACGTAGAGCCCGTGGCGTTGAACGACTTCGGTGAACTCTTCGATGTCGTGTTTGCGGAGCTTGAATTTCCACCCGGCGTTGCCGCGCTCGCTTTGCTCTTCCAGTTCCGCGACCGCATGGCAAAGCAAATGGTCCATCAGGGCTTCGCGTTGGTCCGGAACGAACTTCTCCCACGCGGACGCGTCGAGGTAAATGACGAACTGGTAGCCGCTCGACTTCTTCGAGGTCAAGCCGATCAGCGCGTTGGCTTCGTCCGATGCGATCTTCGTTTTGCCGACGATCAACTTGCCCGATGAGTACGATGGCTTCAGTAGCCAGATCAAGGCGATGTCGGCTTCGGAATCGACGATGTGTTGATGGTGCGAAGCAATCAGCGTGTCCATCGTGGCGTAGACCTCTTCGAAGTCCTTGCGGTCCATCGCCAGAATCTTGCGCTTGTCGTCGGAACCGACCAGTCGCTTGATCGCTTCACCCGTCGGCGCCCACGTCTTCGCGGCCAGATCCGCGGCTTGGTTCTCGGGTTTCTTGTGGACGCCGTTCGCACTGGGCGCGTGCCCGTTGACGCTCGGTTTGGGTCCGGTCCCCGCTTCGTCCGGCGCAGTATCGCTCCGGTTATTCCGCCAGTTGCCAGCTCGGGGTTTTGCTTTCGTCGTCATGTTCAAGCTCCTTTGGGTTTTAGTTCGCTCACATTGGAATTCCGGGCATGTAGTTTTCGAAACGCATTGTTTCCTTTCGAAACACCAACGGCACATCGGCACACGGCCCATTGCGCTGCTTGGCGACAATCGCGTCGATCCGTTCGGTGGGCTCGGTCGATTGCGCTCCAGGCCGATGCAGGAATATCACCGTGTCGGCGTCTTGCTCGATGGCGCCGGAGTCGCGCAGGTCGGAGAGTCGCGGCCGTTTATCTTCGCGCTGCTCGGAGCCACGCGAGAGTTGCGAAAGGCAAATAACCGGGATCTCGAGTTCGCGGGCCATCAATTTGAGCGATCGTGTAATTTCCGCGACCTGCTCGTTACGATTGGTCCGCCGATCTTCGACGGCGATCAGTTGAAGGTAATCGATTACCGCCAGGTCGATCTTCTCGCGGCTTCGGAGTTGCCGACATGTCGCAAGAATCTGTCGAACGCGCTGATTCGGCGAGTCGTCGAACCAGACGCGTGCCGGTCGAAGCACAGAGCCGGCGTTGATCAATTTGCGGACTTGCTCTTGGTTCAAACGGCCGCTTCGAACCGCCTGCGATGACACGCCGGAGGCGCCGCAGAGGATGCGTGTTCCGAGCTCCATCCGCGCCATTTCGAGGTTGAACAAAACCGACGAATGCCGATCGGATGCGTTCACACACACGTTGACCGCCAGAGCGGTTTTTCCGATTGAGGGCCGCGCGGCGATGATGGCAAGCTCACCCGGATGGAAGCCGCTCGTTAATATGTCGAGGTCGATCAATCCGGTGGGAATTCCGGTGACTTCCCCTTTGTGCTTGGCACGCCGATCAATCTCGCGCTCAACCTCGCCGATCAGATCGGCCATAATCACCGTGCGCGCCCGCCGCGTGTCGCCCTGGACGTTCAGGAATTCGCGTTGCGCATAGCTCACCAAATCGTCAACCTCGCCGACTTGGCTGTAGGCGTCCCGGCAAATCTCCGTGCAGATGCCAATCATCTTTCGGAGCGTGGCTTTGTCGCGGACGATGGCCGAATAGTATTCGGCGTTCGCCGCGGTGGGCGCGCATTCGAGCAGGTCGGCAAGGTAGCCGTAGCCGCCGATATCATCGATCTGCTTTCGCGCCCGAAGTTCGTTCGCCAGAAGAATACACTCGACCGGATTCCCCGAGGCAAGCAAGTCGGCGGCAACTCGGAAAATCTTCGCGTGCGCGTCGAAGGCGAATGACTCCGCGGACAGAATTCCCATCACGTCGGGTATGACCGCATTGTCGCGGAGCATGCTTCCCAAAACGTTCCGTTCGGCTTCGCGATCGACTGGCGGTTGTCGTTCAGACATTTTCCACCCCCGCCGCCTTCCGGCTCTCCCTGAGCATTCGTCGCGCATCCTCGTCCGACTCGGCTTTGGACCTTTCCTGTTTCGCGACTTTGGCCGGTGCCGGGTGCTCGTCGAAAAGTAGATCGGCCAACCAATTGGCCGCGAGTTCGACTTTCCCATCGGTCCATTGAGCCGACTTTTTCCACCGGGCCAGGCCGGACATGATTCGCGCCCGAGCGGCGGCGTTGGTCGCAACCAGCTTCCAGGCGTCGATGGCTTTGGCGCGCTTGGTCTGGTTCGGGTACTGCGACCAGAATTCCGCGAAGCCTTCGGGGGCCTTTTGGTACGCGCGTTCGTGGCGTTTGATGTGTTCGTTTTCACCGGCGAGCGAGGCGTCTTCTTTCTCCTGTTCCTGTTCCTGTTCCTGTTCCTGTTCCTGATTTGGCAAAGGGTTTCCAAGCACTTCCCGAAAGGCTTCCTCAAACCCTTTGCCTAACCCTTTCAGACGCGAGGAAATCAGGGCTTGCGCCTCGTTTTTCAATTCGCATTCCGGCAATTCGTCCCAAGCGGCGCGCCAACTTTTTACTACGTTTGGATTGGCTGGCGGGTTGTATTTGATCGCGTTCGGAACGAAGAGAATTCGAGCCTTCCAATCGGCTTTGGCTAACCCTTCCCGAAACACTTCGCCAAACGCTTCCTGAAACCCTTTCAACGGCCAGCCAATCAGTTCGGCAAACGCAGACTCCCCGACCGAACACAAGCCTGGGATGATGTCGGTTTGCGGACCGGCGAGTAAATACCACCATAGCGCCTGTCCGCATGGCTGGGGCGGCGTCAGGCGACGGTATTTTGCGTCGGCGTGCATACGAAGGTCGATCTTCCTGTGACGTGCCATTAAAGCCAGCCCTCCATGCCGCCCTTCTGGCTGTTGCACGGGCGACAAGAAACAACTAGATTCGTTTTGCAATGAGTTCCGCCGCGCGATACGGGCACTTTGTGATCGACGGTCGGATCTTCCGAACAATCACAACCACAGTAGGCGCAGACGGTTCCCTGCTCAGCGATAACTTCCAAGCGAACTCGTCGCCAGTCGGCTGAATACAGATCAGGCCGTCGCTTTGGTTGGCCTTCCCGGATTCGAAAGGACGGCCCGCAGAATTCCTCGAATCCGAGCGGCGGCTTGTTGCGAACGATGGCCTCGATAACCTCAATCTTTCTGGCGACTGAGAGCGCTTCAAAAGTTGGATCTTGCCAGATTCGACATGCCACCTTGCGGTATTTAGCGGCCATCCGTAGCTCCCATCATCTGCCGAAAGACGGCGAGCGCCTCTTCGTGGTCTGCTGTTTGGAGTTTCTCGCGGAGCCTTTCCCGATCTGTCACCAGATCAGTCGGCACCGGCCTCGGGCAGCGAAGGAACGCGATAACTCGTTTGAGTTCCTTCATCGACATGGCGCCGATGAATTGGCGAATATAAGTGACGGCTTCCGTGATGGATTCGTGGCACGATTCACAGAGCGTTCGCAGCGTCGTGCTTTCGTATTCCCATGGCGCGCGCCCAAAGACATAGAAAGCGTGATGAACGTTTAGGGTCTGAGTCTCGCCCCCGCACTCTAGGCAGGCAAACCCGTCGCGCTGCATGACTTCCAATCGCATCCGCTGCCATCGCGGATCGCGCAGAAGCTCGGTATAAGTTTTCGTCGGCTCCATCTCGTTGCACGTCCTGACGCCAGATCTCGAGGAATTGGACCGGCCCCATCGCCTCCTCAAAGCGACTTCCGGGGCCGGCCGGGGAATGGTCACTTCGCGGCCATGAACTTTTTCAACACGGTGGCGCTGATCGGAATGGCGCGGCTCACATTCGGCCGGTAAATGATCTCGACCGCTGACGGCGCGAGAAGTTGCGTGCCGGACATCGGGCCATTTTCGGAGAGTTGCGCGAGTGAATTATTTCCGCCGAAACGGCGGATAATTCGGCCGCTTGAAACGATGAGATCGAACCCGGAAACCTCGACCTTTCCGACGAGCACATACGGATTCCAACTGCTCGACCGAATCGCGAGAATGTACGCGCCGCTTTCCATTTCAATTGCCTCGTTTTTGTGCTTCCAAATCCAACCACCATCACCATCACCATCACCACCACCAACACCACAACAA